TCTCGTGCTCATCCGCCTTCACGTAGGGGTCGAGGGCATTGTTGTAGACCAGCCAGGGAATCCCAGCCTGGAGCACATCACGCCTCTCAGCCGCATTGGCGGCAGCATGGGCCGATCCATAGGTCCAGCCGAGCACATCGATCAACGCCTTTTCCATCTCCTCGTGGGTCTGGAGAAATCGATCTGGACAGAAGCAGTATTTGTTTCCGTCGTACTCGCACTCGATCTGCTCAGGAAGGTGCCGGTCAATGTAGATCGTATTGCCGTCCTGGCTGTAGCCGGCGAGGTATGGGAGATCGTGTTCACGGTTGATCTGCCGCCAGCGACCGTGACGGTATTTCTCGATCTGCTTGTTCTCCATTATCCGCTTGAGTTTCTGGGTATCGACCGAATGCCAGTCTGGGTGATCATGTCCCGTACTCATCTCGCATCTTCCCGTGCTTGCGTTCATAGGCAAGGCGTTCGTCCCTGGACTGGGTCGTCTCGACCCGGCGAAGGTTGGTGCCGTCGTCGTAGAACCCAGGATGAGGGCAGCGGGACGGCTGGTACTCGAACCGCTGCCCGATCATCGGCTGCTTGCTGGTCTTAGGCGTCTCGCTCACTTGCCGGCCCCGATCCGGTGAGCCCCATGGGAGCCGCTCAGACGGAGGTGGCCTGACCGCTGGTGAGCCGCGTGGCCGAACCCGCTGGTCGGGCCTGCCGGCGGCCGAGCGATCTTGTGCGGCTCTCCCGAGGTCGGTGGATGGTGCTCCGCTCGCACCCCATCCGAGTGATGGTGAGCCTCCAAACCCGTATGGGCGGCCTTCCCTGCGTGTCCTGGATGCCCTTTACGGTTATCCCCGACATGGTGCTCAGCCTCGGCCTTGGTGCCAGCCTCAAAATTACCCTTCAAGCGGAGATTCGAAAACTCATTCTCGTGGGCGTCCGACCGCTGTGACGCCTCCATCGAGGTGACCGGATCCTGCTTCACCGGCCCCTCGGCCCCGCCCTTCAAGCGGAGGTGCGAGTAGCCCAGCGAGTGATGCTTGGGATCGTGCGGGATTCCATGATGCGACGTGCCGTGTCCTTTCACATTACCCTCCTTGGGTGCCGGTGAAACATGCTCGCCATGCTTGCGGGCTTCCGAGAGACCGATGGCGATTGCCTGTGCTCGTGACTTGACCTTTGGACCCTCATCAGAGCCACTGTGGAGCTTACCGTGAGCGTATTCGTGCATCACGGTTCCGATTTTCGATTCATGTGCCATTGCATCCTCCTAAACGGACCCTGGATCGAGTAACTCGTATGCCCTTCCGACAATCAGCGGAGTACACATCACCCCAACCCTATTCTTGAGGCGGACGATCTCATCGGCGTCCAGGGTCACGTCCTTTCCGTTCGCTGTGATCTTTACCGCCAGCTTGAACATGGCCACCTTGTCCGCAGCCGACATATCCTTGTCCTTATCGCTCAGGTTAATGAGTGTGCTGCAAACGATACTGGCCAGCGTCAGGTCTTCAGAGGCCCCAGGCTCGCGAAGCGGAGAACCATCGAGACCGAGAATCTTTGCCGAAAAATCCACCTTCATGACGATCTAGCCTCTATCTGCGGACTTTGGCTTAACTCAAGCCTGCGAACCCTTGTCTCCAAGTCTTCTACCTTATCAGCTAATTGTTGGATAGCCCTGATGGAAAGCGGGATCAGCCTGCCATAGTCTATGCTCCAAAATGCCGTATCATTCATGATATCAGGAACCGTGCTGACTGCTTCAGGATAGATTGGCTGAAGCTCTTGAGCGTAGATACCCTGAGCGACATTGCCGCTTTCGTCCTCGTTCCATCTGAAATCACGTATTGGGATTTTCATCAGGTCATCAAGACCTCGGTCACTGACATCCTTTATTGTCGTTTTTAATCTGGCATCGGATGTCGTCGTATAGACAATCGTATTGGCACCGGCACGAGCTATGAAGCCAACACGAGCCGAGGCTCCTGAATCATAAAATCCAACCAAAACTGTAGAGTTATCAGAGCCACTCGCTACACCTCCAGCCGCAACATAGATGCCGAGGTTACCTGCCGTTCCCGTCGTGTTAGTGAAGCTGGCCAACCACACCGTGTTGCTGGCTGCAAAGGAGATATTTGTATATTGATAAAAAGTATTTTGAGTGTTGGCAAACTGGCAATAACTCAAAGTTCCCGCTGAGTTTTGAATGGTATGGGTTCCTGATCGATAAAAATTTTGTACGGAATAAAGCTGCACACATATGGTTCCGGCACCATCGCATATAGCTGTGTAGTTGGTGCCGTACTTTGTATAAATGACGGCGGCTGTATCGGTATATATCCCAGCCGTGCCGTTCGTGCCTGAGAATATCTTGAACTGACCGGAGTAACTGGAATTTCCTAGATTTAACGTTCCATTTCCTTGCAGATAGGCAATCAGATTGGTGGAGGTGGCTTGTGCAGGAGGACATAGATAAAAATAAAACTGCGTGCTCCAGTCGGTTGAAGAAAGAGCATTGTAGGTCGAACACTCTATGCCGCCGGCATTGCCGCTATAGCTGCCTCCAGAGGTGTATCCCTGAAAGTAGATGTTACCTAGGGCTATGCCTCCCCCAGGCAATCCGGTGGGAGACCCATATGCTCCACCCGCAGCCCTGAACGTAATCCCCGGATAGGCGGCATTGGGCGTCCCATAGGAATCGAGAAGCATGGTGTATGGACCACCGCTAACTATCCCATAGAACAGAACTCCTCCTCCAACCGACGGCGGATTGGGGATGTTGCCGTTTGTGATCAACCCATTAACATGAAGAGGAGATTGGGGGGCTGTTGTCCCAATTCCAAAGTATCCGGTACTAGCTACGAGAGTGGCACGAGCGGTATAGGAAAACCCACTTCCGACAGTCAACCCTGTCGCTGTATAAAACATCATATTAGGATAAGTAAGTGCAATTAGAGTTGAAGATGATTGGGAAGCAATCCAGCTTGAGCCATTATAGTAAGCACCTCCTGAAATAAACATTCCATCTTGATTGACGGCGGTAATATACCCAGAAACCGTACCGTTGGTTATCTGAACCTGAGATGCGTTTGGTTGTGCATTGGATACACTGGTAATGACGCATTGATATCCAGGAGATGTATTGGACCCTATGGAAACATTCCCTGTAGTCGTGCTTATAAATAAACGTGTAAAAAAAGCTGATATCACATTTCCAACTGTAGCCCCCGAGAATGTTTGGACTGAGTACAGGTTTGCGAACTGTCCAGCCAAACCGCCAGATGTAGCTGTGGCGATCCAGTTAGTTCCATTGAAATACGTCCCACCTCCTAAAGCTATGCCTTCCTGACCGGTTCCGCATGTTATATATCCGCTGTACGTTCCATTGGTCAACCAGACCTGAGTTGCCGTTGGACTTGCCTGATTTACGCTGTTGATCATCAAGGTAACGCCTTGAGAGACCGCTCCTCCTCCGATGCTGAGCCTGCCAGAGGCGTCGAGCACCATACCATAATTGGTGCCGCCACGGGTTTCGAAATATATCGGCCCGCCAACACCCCGCTGGTTGTTTCTCATATGGAGGATAGCAGGATTACCGGTGTCCATCGAAAGGATACCGGTCACATTGCTCGCCGGGTCTGTAGCGTTGAGAACCGCACCGGGACCCAGCACCAGTCCCGTATTGACGTTTACCAGACCTCCATTGAGATTGATGGCCGGCGAGGGGCCATTGGCTGAAATGGTGACAGAACTTCCACCCACGTTCATCGGTAGCCAAGCATTACCGGTCCTATCAAAGGCAAGGACGTATCCCTGCGTTCCCGTGAAAATCAGTTCCGTTCCCTGCCCGGAGGCCGGAACGGTCTGAGCCGTGGATCGAATGGTTCCAGTAGCGTTGATTGCATTATTGCTTTGTAGGCCGACATTGAAGGTGTGCAGCCCGGTCCAGGTCGGCACAATCGCCTGGGACAGGGGAGGGGCCGCATCCGACCGCATCGCTGTGACAGCGGTCCCATTCACTGGGCTCAGGGTGACGGTCGCAGAAGGATTGGCGAAGAACGATGCTGGGGGGCCAGATGACCCGAACGGATGCCAGACCCCATCGTTACCGAGAACAGCCAGCCCACCAGAGGCCCCAGGATCATTGACCAGACCAGGGGAATGATTCGGGCCCACAGGTCCAAAGACCTGAAAGCTGGCGGGTGGCTTGCGAACGTCGTGCGACATGATCAGGTAATCTGGCCACCGTTTTGGGTCGAACCGGCAATGGTTCCTGGAACTAAAGACGCATTGAACCCAACGCCATTGTAACTGACGTTATACCTTTGACCAGTCGGAGTTCCTCCAGACCATGTAGTCGGTCCATTACAATAGCCAGATTGAACCTGAAAAACAGCTGATGCAAATGTCGGAGAGCCACTGACGGTTACCGTCGTGCCGGCATATATTATCGTTCCAGCAAAGCCACATACAACATGCCACGCTCCTCCACCATTGATGGTATAATTTGCGTTTACAAATATTTTACCACCGTATAAGGCGTACAGATGTCCGTAACCTGTATTCATTGCACCAAACACATTACCGGATCCTATAAAAATTGTTCCGCCATTTTGAGCGGTCAATAGTCCAGTCGTATTGAATATCAAATTCTGGAATTGTACGGCCATGCCGTAATAAACGCTTATTTGGGCAGATATCACACCAGTGCTGGATCCATCAATGATAATATTTGGTGCATTGCTCCCAACCGGAAGAGCACTGGTTCCTAAATTGAAACCAGCACTGCTGTTACCGGAAAAATTCAACGTAACTGTGGCATTGCCGAAGTCTATCTCAGGCAGTATGTAAAGATTCAAGGCGTTGCCTAAGCTTGCAAAGGCGGATGCACCGGTACCTAATCCATCAGTGCTTCCATAAGTATCAGTACCGCTCACGGTGTTGACCCAGAAATTTATGTTGCTTGCAGCTGGCCTGAACCTCTTTCTTCCATGGGCAATCCATTGATTGTTCGAGTTGTACACAATGACAGACTGTCCAGGCCACAGAAAAAAACCTCCGTAACCATCCACAGTAACCCCATTAATGAACCTTGCCCTCCCACCACCCCCAAAGCCATCCTCATTGGTTACCATCACTGCAAAGTTGGCTGGAAACGCTGAGGCTGTTCCAAATGATATTTGAAAGAATGTAGAAGTTCCAGATGCCAGATTGAGGCCAATATCGGTTGTCAAGACAGAGTAAGTGCCGCTTAAGGCTTTTCTCTGAAACGAGATTCCTCCCAATGGAAGAAGATCGGACGTTTGAAGAGTGACGGCACCACCTCGCCCATTAAAGGATAGGACCGAACCTACCGCATTCACATAGCCGCCTGACGGCAATGGATACATCGTCTGTGCCTGGAAATTGGCACTCAACGTCATCGCAGGACTGACCGTCGAGCCGTTGAAGCTGTCCCCAGGCGACAGGAAAACTGTAGATGGACTAGTACCAAAGATACCCGATGTACCTCCAATGAACTGAACTGGACCAACCTTGGTCGATGACGGAGGAAGGGTGATCTGAGGAGCGGACCCGGTAACCAGAACCATGCGGTCGTATGGTTGGACCGTAAAGTTCCCTGAGACGTTTCGGGACTGCCAGATGTTCTGACCTACCGTGGTCAATGCGGCCGACAGGTCCGCGTGGATCGTGTTCCACGTTGCACTGGCGATGACCACACCAGGAGCGGCTACCGTGGCCCCGGCGGGTGGTGTGTAGGTCGGAGTGGTCGGAAAATTGAACGGCACTTAAGCCTCCAGATCGAAAGTCCACGAGCCGATGTTGCTCTCGTCTAGGATATCAATGGTCGCCAGGACGTGAGCAGTCTTGCGATTGAGTTCCTGTATTTTCTTTTGCTTGGCTACGATAACATCAAGCCGCTTTCTGTCGTTCTTGGTCAGGTTGTCCTGGCTGACCATATCCTCGTATTCCATGTTTTCCAATCGCCTCAACGCAATCGGCCAGATCTTGTTAGCAACCTCTTCCTCGTTTCTCTCCACTAGTTCAACGAGGTTCCTCTTTCTCATCCACAATGGCGGCGTATCGTCGATGATCTCGTAATCAGCAACGAAATCATCTGGCCTTCGATCTTCGTACTGAACACGCCTGACTGCTGCTTGGACCATCTGGTGATGAATTGGAGCCGCAACCCCCACCGTAAATTTATGGGCATCCATTGCTGCGATATATTCATCAACAGCGGCGGCAAACCGAAAATCAAGGGCATCGATCTCAGACTTGAGAAACCTTGCGGTCATCAAGCCCTCCCCAGGAAGATCATGTGTTGCAGCACCATGGTTGGCTGAACGTTGTTATGCGATGCAGATATACCTGTATTACCTATTCCTACCGTAAGCGAGGATGCAACACCGGTAAGGTTTGTGTTTTGAGCAGTAAATCCTGTTCCTGTCGATCCAGTGATTCCTGAGGCAAACGAAGCAGTCCCGCTATCCACTGTGTGCAGACCAGTTGTAATTTGCGTTGAAATACCTGATGTAGCTATTGATAAAGTAGCGTTTACAGAAACAGCGTTAAAACCAGTGGTTTGTGATGTCACTGGGGCCGGAACTGCTACTAAAACACCACCAGATTGAACTATTGTAGCATTTACCATTATAGTAGGTGCGGAATATTGATGATCATGCTGATCATAGGCTATCCACGTATGTGTATGTGAATCTTGATTTATTCCATGACTATGATTGAACCCAGAAAATCCATGCTGGTGTCCGGTATCAGAAACCGTGTGTGAATGACTTCCTTCATTAACGGTCATTGCGTGTAAATGACCACTACCGATATCTGAAGGGGTAGCTGTGTGATTGTGCTGTGCAAGCTCGTTAGTAGAAAGTTGATGTACCGCCTCTCCTCCGACAGATGCCAATGCCCCTGGACTCCCAGTAGCTCCCGCAAGACGCCCAATGCCATCAACCGATGCAATCACCCGACCCCTCGTGTCGGGAACTCCGAATGTAGGTCCACTCGGACCAGTGCCAGACCCGTAGGTCGTCCCGATAACCGCAAATAATTCTGGATACTGCGATTGTGGCCACATTGATCCATCGCAGAATTTCCACCCGGTAGGAGGCGTCGAGGCCACGCCGCCCGCAACAGCCGCAACCGCTATGACCTCGCCCACCGGTCTGATCACCGCTCCATTGAAACCCAGTAGCCCGGACCCAGTGCTGGCCGATGGAGCCGTGAAGGTGAACTCGGTAACACCCCCCAGAGCCACCCCAATCCTGCCAGCCCCTGGCCAGTAGAACCCGGTCGTGCCCTCCGATGTGAAGGTAATCCCTGGGCCAGTCGCGTTCCCAGCCGCAAACGGGACCGGCTGGTTGACCGGGCTGACGCCGGTCGTCGCAATGGACTGGGTCAGAGCCTGGGCGATATCGCTAAAATTGGAATTGACATCGTTGGAGCTGATAAGGTCTCCAGCCTTAAACGGAGCCTTAGGGAGTGTGTAGGTGCCGTTGAGACCACGAGGCATGTTGGCCCTCTTGCCATAGGCTTGATGCAGTGATTCTATGCATAGGCTTAGGCATGGACCGGGCTAGGCATGAGCGAGGCGACGATGACTCAAGAACAGAGAGTAGACCTTATCTGCGGCATAGTTAAGTGGATACTTTTTATTATAATCGTTCCCCTTTACCTTTGGGGTGTTCACATTTTCATAGACTACTCCCCCTTGCTTGCCGGTGTCACGATCTTTCCAGGGCTCTTCATCATTGGTCTTATGATCGATGGTTGGCGTATCATATTTGATTGGAATACTATGTGTAGAGTTTTGCTTCTTGCTCTATTGTTGGGAGGGTTGGGGCTCGCCAGCACGCTGCATGACTGGTTGTCCTAATGTTCGCAGCATCACACCGATATTAGTAGGATCGTATGAATATGGTGAAGCCCTGGTTGCTAGGGCATTTGCTATATCCTTGGCTTGCTGTCCTCTTGAAACCAACATTGGACCCAACGATTGTCGTGCAGCTTCATAACGCTGCTGCTGAGACATACCGGCCGCCTTCTTAGCGGCTTGGGCAAGAGGGATGTACGGCGTAGCCGAGACAGTCGGCAGATACTCAAACCGCTTCAACCATCTTGCAATCATAGTATGCTCAGGATCTGGGGTTTGTTCCCCCATTGCAGCTATCCTCTGAGCAGTCTCGGAATTGTGGATGATCTTACTTTCGAAATCCCTATATTGTTTCTCGTTGAACATGCGACTGACGAACTCGTCGGCATCCGATCCAGGCTGTGCCAACATACGCAGCTTGTCGCCGTTCTTTGGGGTCAAGAACTGCCCCCTGGTGGCGATCTCGTTACCTCGCATGGTGTCGTCCATGGTTTCGGCAAGACTGTCCCTGGCACCCTCTCGATAGGCATGCATCTCCGGTTCGCTGTATCCCTGAAACAAATCCTGCATTGCATCCCGACGGGTGGAATTAAGGAAAGCCTTCTGCCCTTCACGTCTGGCTGCCATCAAAGCACTTGGATCAGCCCAAGCCTGTCTCGCCTGCTTGTAAATCTGGGCACCAGGGCTGTTCGAGTTTTCGATGGCAGTCATCAACTCCTTCTTGAGACCGGTATATATTCTGGTCCAGTCCGTATTCTCTCCGAACTGGTTCTTTGATGCCTCTATTTTGCTATCCAACGCCCGCTTGACATAATCCCAAGTCTGCGACGTTGGATACATCTTAATGTTTGGATTTGGCTTACCCGAAAGCATCATGAACGGGTCTTGCCAGGGCACCCCCTCGGCCTCGGCCTTGGCTTGAGCCTCGCCAAAGGCATTGACGGACTTCAATCTCGGCATCAACGCCTCGATCTCTGCTGTCGGCGGAATTATCTCGGTCCTCCACTGATCATACAGTTGCTTCGCTGCCGTGCTTCTCTGAGCCATGTTTTCAGCGGTGCGGTCCATGATGTTCACTCTGGGACCTAGCGTATCGGTGACGGCGTCCTCGATCCGCTGTCGAGCCCCGGCCTGCCTCTGGGCAAAGGCCCCGCTGATGACATCCTTGCTTTCGCCAGGAAGAGCGTGAGCGGCCGACATTTGAGCACGCAGATTAGCCGAGAACTCCCCGAGAAATCCCTCTGGTCCAGCCTCCTCCATCTTCTGTGCAATGTTCTGCGGACTGAGGCCGGATTCCTGTGCCGCCTTTACTGCCCATTCGACCGCAAGCGGATGATAATTGTCGAGAATAGTTTTGGTTGCCGGCGACAGCATGTTCTTGATGGCATTAACCGAGCCGGAAATTGCACTTCCGGCAAGTGGGATACCGCCTCCACCGGCTGCTCCGATCTCGGCTGAATGAGCAATGTCCTTAAGACCGCCACCTCTGACAGCAGTGTCAGTCGCATTTATTATTGCACCACTAGTAGCCCCGGTCGCTGCCCTAGTGGCAGCACCAGCAAGACCTCCACCTTCTCCTAAACCAAATGCCCATGGAGCCATCATGGTAAGCGGTGCCGTCGCTAAGGCTCCTCCGGTTCCCTGAGCAATCCTAGCTAATCCAGGCGACTGCTTCTCAAGCTCTGTCATCCCTTCAGTCTGTGGAGCCCAAGCCCCCGCAATCGGCACTCCCTTGGCCATCTCCCCTACAGCAGTACCAAAGCCCTTGGATGCTTCTGGTGAACCCATGAGACTCTCAGGTGCCAGAGCATTGATAGCCTGCTCCTGTTCTGGAGATAATTGCTTAGGAGAACTGCCGAAAATCCGTCGCAAAAATCCTGGGTGTTCGTCTGCAAAAGGATCCACCTTTCCGGCGAACGGATCAGTGGTTTGAGGCTCATCGTCTGCGAACGGATCTTTCTTGGCCATTTTATATGCCTTACTTTGTAAGACCTTTCTCTTTCAGTATGGCTTCAGCGGCACCGGAACCATAACGGCTATTGAAGAACTCTATGGTTTCTGGGCTATGATCCTTTGTAAGAATGTCTATATGCCTTTGTGGAGGAACCGGATATCCTCCTGTAGTTCCTGCGGTTCCTGTTGTTCCCTTAGCTCTAATAGCCTCACTATCCTTCTTAATTTGCTCCTTCCAAGTCTTCACCGCATCAGGATCAGTCGTATCAAATGCATGACCCTTGTAGTGAATGATAATGGGGTTCTCTTTGTAAATCCTATCCCTGTCGTCAGCCCAGTCACCAGCATCGAGTCCGCCGCCTTTCTTAAGATATCTTCCGGCTCGTTGTGCCAGGAGGATATCCTGATCAGCAGTCTGTCTGATCATATCAGCCATCATCTCCCGGCCTTCAGGAGTTGTCTCAAGACCGGGGTTGGCGTTGATGTTTGCCTTAAACTCCTGAACAGCCGGACGAGGAGTTATCTCACGGGTTGTCAAACCAGCCAGCCCCATTTGAAGCTTCTTGATACCCTCTTGTGGGGCCATGTTACCAAAGTATGGTTGCCCATCATGGAATGATGCGTAGACCTGATCTATCCCCTTCATTACCGACAAGGCTTGCTCAGCAAGAGGACCACCCCTCGTCAAAGCTTGAAGACCACCACCATCCTCAACCATCTTACTCAAAGTCAACATATTGTTTAGCATCTGCTTTTCTTTTTCCGCAGTGCCACCTCTATCCATAGCTTCCTTAATCGGTCCATAAGCCAGTTTTGCACGCTCTTCTTCACCAGCTTCAAGCCCCTTCCTTCTAGCTGCCATTTGATCAGACCAAGCTTTGATCGAGGCTGGACTGCGATCCAATGGCATTGGAATAACACCAGCATTAGCACCTGCACCAGCGGATGGTTCCTTAACGCCAGCCGCAGCAGCCTCTCCAGGCGTTAAGATGCTGGTTTCCCATTGCTGGGTCTTGTGATTGAACGTGTTGGCGGTATCGAACTCCATGTCCCCTATTTTCATCTTGGACATGACCGGCTTAGGAACATAGATCGCCTTCCCGGCCGCATTGTATCGAACCACCCCTCCAGTGACCGGCATCTCCTGCACCTCAGTGCGTGTCTGAAGTTGCTTGAGCATGGCCTCCTTGATGTCCTGCGGCATTAGCTGGTTAAACACCAACTGATGGATCAATTGAGGACTGATCTGCGAAATATTCGGCAAAATCGGATGCGGCACCCCCTCTGGAAGGGTATCGATGGTTCCACCCCCTTGAGGTGAGGTAGGAGACGGAGGGGGTGCAGCCGGACGCGGCACCGGAGCACCAGCCCCTCCCGATACGGTTCCAGCCGGCCCAGGCGTCGTCGCTGGTGCGGTCGGGCCGGGGGTGGGTGTCCCAGGAGGGGTCAAGGCCGCCGTCGCACTCGTGGGTCTCCCAGGCGTCCCTGGAGGGGGTGTGGGAGGAGGTGTCGCCACCGGACCGGGAACCGAGCTAGCCTCCGGTCCAGGCATCCCAGGCGGCCTCGGAGCCGGCATAGGAGGAGGTGGGGGAGCCGGTCGAGGAGAGCCTGCGGCCCCAGAGGGAGGGGCCGGGGCCGCAGGTGGGCCTCCAGGTCCGCCAGGAGCCGGCCCCGGAGCAGTCGGTGGAATCTGGGGAGGAACACCGGAGATCGAGGGCGGAATCGCTGTCGTCCCGGGAGTAGGCCAGGGTGCTCCCGCAGGAGCCGGTCGAGGAGCGGCCCCCGCAGGAGCATTGGCCGGCGGTAGGCCAGCCACGCTGCCCATAGGAGGCGGATTCAAGCTCGCGGTTGCCCCCGCCAACCCGCCCATGGGCCTCGATGCAACCGGAGCCTGAGCCATATCCGAGGCAAGCCCGGCTATCGGTAAGGCACTCTGCGGCAAGCTTCCAGTGCCAGCTAGAGCAGATATCATCGATGCAACGCCGTCATCTCTTCCACCTCGAATAGGTGCATAGGATGGTCCAGATGCGTCCGATGTTTTCCCGGTAATGTCTGGACGCCTGCCCATAATGTCTGATGGAATGACACTCGATGCAGGAGGAGTCGCCATGGGAGCAGATAGACCAGGAGCCGGTGCAGCTACCGAGCCAGGAGCCGCACTGGCACCTCCAGACAGTGTTCCGCTCACGCTAGGCGGCGGCTCTCCAGTGTCCTTGTTTGCCAAACCCAAAAATGCATCGGCCTGAGCACCCCTCTGGGACGGCATGCGATTGACGTGCCACGCCAAGGTGTGTTGACCGGCTGCATCATCAGCCGCAGCCCATCGAGGGTTTCCGGCCCTGTCCAGTGATCCGGTATTGATGATAGAATAAAGCCGAGCAAGATCGTTGGGATCGTGAACACCGGGTTTCCAACCACGATCTAACAAATACTTTTCCATCATCGGAACTTGGCCGGCAATCGTCGGCGGTAGTGGTCCATACTTTCTGATATTTTCAGGATCGAATCCGATGATTCCGCGAACGTTGTATCCCTGTTTAGTGGGGGTGACATCATTTGGATTAAAATTGGTCTCATAGGCCAACATCATCGCTACATTGCGAGGATTAATCCCGAGCCTGTTTGACATATCGACAACGGCATCGGCGTCTTCTGCTGTATATTTGTATCCGCCAGGACGAAAGGATGCTGCTCTCGGTGAGGTGTCGGTATCAGCATCCGCACGGTACGAACCTGCACCAGTGGAGCCTGCACCAGCTCCATCCCCGCCACTAAGCGGAGGATAGCCAGCCTGAGCCCTTATATAATCCTCTACCCCCGGCCCATATCCCTCCAAACTCTGCCTCTGCATATCGACAGCACGCTGACGTTCGATATTTCCTCCTAATGCAGCAGCCCACTTGCCCACCACACCCCAAGGAGAATAAATCGGCTTGTCTGAAAACGACTCCTCCCGCATCTGCTTCGCAAGATCGAGAGCATTCTGGTATTCCTGAGCCGATGCAATCTGACGCTGCTGCGTTTGCTGAGGAACCGGATTCAGCGGACCAAGCAGATTCCCCAATCCACCCGCAAGTCCAGAAAACGGATTAGACCCAATCCCGTCAGCCATCTAAGTCACTCTCAAAATTGGGGCCGAGGCATAGGCTGGGGAACCGGCTGCTGAGGTCTCTGCGGCATCGGAGGTTGACCCGGCGGGATCCTGGCCGGCGGAATGCCTCCAGGGGCCAGACCAGACGGCATACCCGGGATGCCCTGCATAGGACGCTGTGTGCCGAGATTGACTGGAGGAACGCCGCCCGTCGGAACGTTAGACTGAGGAAGCGGCCTCTGCATCATCGGTCCCGGTGCAGAAGGCTGAATGGGTCTCTGAGGTATGGGCTGCTGACGACCCGGCATGTAATCGCTTGGTCCCTTCAACATGTAATCCGGCAGAAGACCTCGCAACGTTTCAGGGTCGTTCACTCCCTCCAAGCCGTGCGGACCAACCAACGGAGGCGATGATCCCTGCAAGGCATCGATCACCCTCTGAAGGTTTTCCTTCTTCTCAGGCGATAATGCCGGCTCGTTCGATTCCTCGATAGGAGGATCATATTTGGCCATCTCTCATCCCTCAATCCAATGAACCGCCCCACATCGCATCCGGCACGGCGTTATATTGAGCAGTCTGAATAGGCGTAAGTCCCGAATTAACATCCCCGCCAGCTGCAACCCAATCAGGATTTATCTGCTGATTCTGCTGATAGTTTTGCCAAGCCTTGAGAGCGGACGGAGCCATCTGACCTAATGCTCCAAACGCAGAATATTGCGGTGCATTAGGGTTATTGCCGCTGGTTGGAGATTGAGGATTTGGCTGACTGGAAGTAGGATTATTTTGCTGCTGACTCAGAGCTAGAATCATCGCAGCAATCTTCGCATTGTCAGCCTGAGTGGTAGTCGAAGCACCCCCTCCACTTCCCGCCGCACCTCCACCGACCGCACCCATCCCGGTTGGAGTGTCACCCATCATCGTCATAACCATCGAACCCTCCTATGCCGCCAAGGCCCGGGCCATGTCGGCCACCCTGCTCGACGGTGCCGTCGCCTTCGCGTAGTCTACATACTTGTACCCAGTCCTGTCCTGATGAACCGCTTCAGGATGCTTCCTCTCAACCTCCTGAGCCATCAGGCCGACATGGGTCGCCATCGTCGGATCATCCCTATACCGGAATGAGTAGACTGGCGAGTCATCAAACAAGGTGCCAACCCGTTTGACGTTTTCCTTCGCCCTCACGTCCGACATCAACATTGGGGCAAATGCCGTAATGCCAGCCGCTCCAATATTCCCGATCCCGCTCATCATCGATCCATATTGCTGTTGAGCCAATTGAGCCTGAGCATTCTGAGCTTGCTGGGCTGTAGAAACCGCACCCGTGAGGTTCGTCGGAGACACGTTCGCCGTCGGCGTGTTGATCAGGTTGCCGGCAATAGAGGCCGGTGCCCCCATCTGATACAGTGACGTTCCAGCCTGCAACGGAAGCTCGTAACCGGCCGTCTGCAATTGATACTCCGGTGCCGTGATCCCCGAGAGCATGCTTTCAGCCGTCTGCATGGGAAGCTGATAGCCCTGCACCGCCTGCCCGAACGAAGGCTGGACATACCCGCTCTCAATGGCCCCAGCCGTCTGAGCCGGTAACCCATACAATCCAGCCGCACTCGCCAGTGCCGGCGAGATCATCCCGCTCTGCAATCCCTCCGCAATGCTCGCCGGCTGACCATAGGCCGCCATCTGCGAGCCGAGCATCCCGCCGTAGATGTTCTGCAACTGACCAGCCGCACCAAGCGGAGCCGTGTAGCCTTGCATGGCCGCCTGCATCGCGGGACTGTAGGCACCACCCATGATGTTCGAGGCCGCCGTCGTCGGAGCCAGATAGGCCGATTCCTGGCCCTGCAACATCGGATTGTAAATTCCACCGATGGCCCCAGTCGCCATTTGCTCAGGCAACTGATACCCAGCCGCCGCCGTCTGATATGACGGAGCCATAACCCCACCCGCCAGGGTCGAGGCAACCTGAGACGGCAATTGATACCCTTGAGCCGCCGTTGCGTAGGCCGGACTGATCACCCCTTGCTGCAATTGAGAGGCGATATTCGCCGGCAACCCATATCCCTGAACCGCTTGCTGATAGGCCGGCGACACGATTCCTTGCTGGATCTGGGCCGCAGTCTGCTCTGGCGTCTGATACGCCCCAACCGCAGCTTGATACTCTTGAGCCCCGAGGCCAGCCAATCCCTGAGCCGTCTGCATCGGCAACTGGTACTGCTGCTGAGCCATCTGGAAGGCTTGCGGAGCAGCCTGTGCCAGGAACCCGGAGACCGACTGGTTCTGGTTCTGCTGAAGGTTCATCATCGCCTGTTGATAGGCGGGCGTCTCAGGTGTCAGGCCCTGGTTTCGTAACTGAGTGTCAAGTTGATTTGTTTGATTTGTAAAGAACGGCTGTAGGTACGAGGTCTCCTGGCCGAGCATCTGGCCAGTCATGCCGCCGGCCATATTCATCAAATTGGGAGCCGCACCGCCATACCCTGAATTAGCCAAGGCCCCCGCAGCCTGATTGGTCGCCAGATTGGCCGTGCCGGCCGCTCCACCCAAAGTCGGAGCGTTTCCGGCCCCATAACCACCCTGGCCAAGGAGACCGCCAACCTGCCCCTGGCCAAGATTAGCTGTTTGACCGGCTCCCGCAACAGTGGGGGCAGACCCGGGGCCGTATTGCCCCGCCAGCATCCCGCCGACCTGTCCCTGGGTCTGATTGACGGTATTTAAAGCTCCGTAGTCCTGCGGCCCACCCTGAGCCAACGTGTTCATGATTTGCTGGCCAGCCATGCCGGCCGCAGGAGCCGCCTGACTGATGTACGGGTTGGCCATCCCCCCATACTGGCCCATCATTCCCTGGGCAAAATTGGCCGCACCCTGGATCCCCTGTCCAGCCCCATAGGCAGTAGGGGCATTCATCCCACCAAATTGCCCCAGTGCCTGCCCAGCCCCAGTCGCAGCCCCCGCCATGATCTGCGGCGTGCCGTAAGCCGTCGGGGCCGCCCAGGGGTTGAACTGGCCAACCGCCCCATAGAGTTGCTGACCAGCCTGGGCGACGTTGGGAGCCGCTCCATACGCCTGCGGGCTCGTTCCAGGCCCATACTGGCCTGCCAGCAACCCACCCTGAGCCGCCGTTCCCCAGGCCGATGCAGGAGTGTTCTGAGCCGTCGGGATCGGCATCCCTCCATACGCCCCCATGATGCTGGTGGCGTAGTCGGTCCCAAGGTTCGCATTGGTCCCAGACTGATCGATCCTGGGTGTGGTTCCCGCTCCGTAGTTGGTTCCCGCCAGGATATTACCGGTCCAACCCTGGCCCATCTGAGCCACATTGCCGGTCCACGGCACCGCCGGGGATTGCTGGCCGGCAAACTGGCCGATCAGGTTCTGTCCGCCATAGGCTGCAAGCTGTTGCGTTCCAATTCCGGTGTTGAGGAGGTTCTGCTCGACCGGGCTCAACTGGGTCGTCGCCGTCGTCAACGGCATCTGCTTTCCGGTCGAAGGGTCCGTGTACGTCCCGGTCTGCTGATACGAAAGACTCCCGAAGGGCGTCTGCTGACCGACCTCGCTCATCTGCTGCGAGACAGCCCCAGCCCCCGCATTGTACTGAGCTTGCTGCTGAGCAACCTGATACGGGTCGTAGGTTGTTACGGATGGAGCAGAACTCATACCCATGCGACGGTCCTCCCCTCAACGCGAGCAAGCTTCTCGATCAGAGGTCTCGATATGCAGAACCGAACCGCAGTCGAAGCCTTGGTCCCGTCAGATCCGTAATAGTCTTTCATCAACCCCTCATACGAGGCACCCATCGCAGAAAGAAATTGCAAAATACGTTTATTAGCTTGCGATGTCGTTATCGTGCATCTCATCGGATTAAAAACATTCAACCCGAACCTAGCAAACCACCTGACCGACCCAAGCGTCAACGTGTTTGTGCCGTAGTAGGAAAACTCAATATTGTGTCCATTGAAATTTTGAAAAACCGCAACCCCTATGACGTGATTATCCTTAAGCACCCCAATCGCCGCATCGACCGCCATCGGCCTCAGATTATATGCACGCCACGCCCAGTGAGCAGCATTTGAATTAGGGACATATTGGATTGGCATCTTCCTAGCTCACATAGGGGCCATACGGCTGCTTATCCTGTCCGTACGGCTGTTGACGTGTACCGTAGGGATTTTGCTGTCCAGCTTGCTGACTGGGATCCTGCAAGGCATCGATCACCGCAGGCACCGACATAGCCCCATGCGAAGGCTGCGTAGCGAGGGAGGATTGAGCCCCACCAGACCCACCGAACACCTCCCACATGCGACCAGGGTCGGGCATGCTCGACGGTGCCGCCGTCCCACCGGACCCCGACAGCCCAAACAACTGCTCCGTCGGCGTCTTCGCAATGCCCTGTCCGCCCTCGACACCTTCTGTCAGCCCCTGAACTCCAGGCGTATTCAAAAACGGTGTCGATTGTCGGGAAATAGCCCATGGACTGTATCCAGGCATTACCTCGTCAGGTGTCAATTCAGGCATGGCTATCGCCCTCTCACTCTTATCGCTTCCAGATCAGGAGCCCCTCCACCAGCACCCGTCTCCCGGCTAAGCGTCCGGCTCCCCTGGCTCTGCATCAATGGGGCAGGATTAAATCCCTCTTTCGGAGTCGGCTCAGTTCCACCCTTTATTTTATCAGCAGCCTCCTGTACGGGATCGAGCCTGCCATTCTCCCAAGCCCACTCAGGAAGCAATCCAGCCTTGTTCTCAGCATAGATCGTGTCAGCCCCACTGGCACCCTTGTTTGCTTCTGCGTGTGGACCGAAATTCACCCAGCTGTTCTGTCCACGGGTTTCCGAGGTCATAGCCGGCCTCGCAAGGTCGGAATACATCCCGGCGTGAGACCTCCAGGCGTTCTCTTCGCCAGTGGCCCTGAACCCAGTCCCCTCCTTGTAGTGACCAAACATGTCATGCACGATGCGGAATATGTCGTTCACCCGCAACTGCTTGCCGTTCACATACTCATTGGTGAGAGCGAGTAGAGGATGCTGCTTGGCAATATCCGCCGTCGATGTCCCAAACCCGGTGTCGGTCGGGAACACCCACAGATGATTATTTTTAGCTAAATCAGCCCCGCCCATACGCGGAGAGGCCGCATACGGGTCTTCCGCCCCAGGCGGGATAAAATCGAACTTGTAGCCGGCGTCCTTCAGAGCCCGGTATTGCCCGAGGGTCTCGTCCGCCAGAGCCTGATAGGAAGCTCTAACCCGGGGGTCCTCCGGGTCGTGCGGCATCGCATCAAACGCTGCCGCTATCCGCTTCGCACGCTCAGGCTCAGCCTGGACGTAAGTTCTTACCGGGTTGTAGGGGATCCCGGAATTTCTGGCATAGTCCTCGGCGGCTCTGTGGAGCTTGTCGATGGGACCGGGGGCGTAGTAGCTGCCGTCGGGGAACTGGATTGGCTTGACCGGGAGGCCGGCGAGGGGCTTGCGGGAACCCATGGCCGCCGCTGCCGCTCTCTGTGCTTCCTCCACGCTGCCAAATCCCACTCCTCCCCCTGGTCGTAGAGCGGATGATCCTCCACTCTCCGCCGCTGCACCGCCTCCTGCCGGTGAACCGGCAACGGCTCCTCCGGGAGCTTCCCTGATGCCTCGTGCCGCCCCGGCAAGACCCGCTGGTGCGGTTTCCGCTCCTCGTCCGACATTCCCCAGTGCTCCTCTGACAGCCGCTCCAGCAGCCTCTCCGAGTGTACCAGCAGCCCGCAATCCCCTCAACTCAGGAATGAACGTGGCCATTCCCAATTCCGCAGCCGGGGCAAGGGCTCCCCCCAACCCTGGAGGGGTCGGACCATGCTGCTGAGACCACCAATCCGCAAGCTCTTGGGCCGGTCCGGTCACCGGAGCCAATGCCGCCCCGCCCAGAGCCCGAGCTATCCTGGCAGTCTGCTCGTTCACCCCACCTCCAGCCCCAGGTTCACCCGTCCTCACCAAGGTCTGCCCGGTCTCAGGGTCAGTCTGGTCAGTCGGCATCCGCCAGGGTGGCGTCGAACTGCCGGTCTGCAAGGCTCGAATGATGCTCTGGATGTCAGCCATCAGACATCCCTCCAATAGAATTTTTTCCTTATGCCATAGATCGTGCTCTCAGCAACCCCATACTGTCTGGCTAAATTTCTCTGCATGACACCGGCTTCCAACAGTTCCCTTATCTTTATCACATCGTCTCTAGATAATTTACAAGAACGATCAGCCACAAGAAGCAGATGATGAGGATTGCAGCAAGAATGGTTATGACACGTATGACCGACAAACATCCCTTTAGTGCTGCCCTCACCATTCTCGATTTCGTAGGCAAAGCGATGAGCATACCCACTCTTGCCATTCGCATAGAACTGGCCATACCCCCTACTCGCAATCGTTCCAATATATTTCCAGCAATCGTCCGGCCCCTGAATATCCACATAGGACCAAAACCTCTTGATGTACCCCTCCCTGGTTGGAGCCGTCCTCACAGGAACCCTCCCAACTCAAGAATGGCGTTGAAGGCGTTCACCTGAAGAGTAATTGTACCGCCTCCGGTATTGTCAAACGTGGCATTATCAAATGTACCAAGATCAAATTCACCGGGTACGGGACTGACGATGTTGGCCTGCATCCTGATCGCCAGAGCCTTTCCCTCATCCGCCGTCACCGAGGCAAATGTCGTAACATTCTGGTTTCCCAGACTCCAGAAAGACCTATCCCATAGTGCTTTATCCCAAAGGCCGCCTGTGACACTCGCCTGAATGGGACTGCCGACGGCGTTGGTGGCAAAATCGACGTTTACAGATAACAATGCCTGTGTGGTGCCATCGGTCAGAATAAGCGGCTGAATCATCGTCATCCGCTTGTTCCGACCGGGATCGTCAAACCAGTTTGGAGCACACTGCATATCGGCAGTGAAGCTGTATTGATTAGGGGGAATTGGAGATCCGGGAATATTTGGAATAGTGGGGTTCGTGGCGTCCCAGGCTCCGTTATAAGCCCAGACCACGTTTCCTAGATTGTCACCAAAGAACAAATTATTATTGTAAATCTCGAAAACGTTGGCATTCCATCCCTGGAACCTGCACCAAGCTCCGGTTAGGGTGTTCATCACATACTGTTCCTGTTGAGAATTTTCGTTTACAGGAACATTCAAAAGTCCAAGTGTCTGCTGAGGAAATGTAATATACTGCCATCCGAAATTCTGAGCATATTGCTGCACCGCCTGATTCATCGCGTTCTGAATGCGGCTCGTTATCGACGCAGACCTGTCCGCAGAAGGGTCATACGGCAACGCCTGGGACAGCGGAACCAACCCTTGATAAGTAATCAACGCAATGTCCGACCCGATCCTCGTTGCACACCGATACCCAATGGGAGGCGTCAACGTAAACGTCCCAACCAACCCCCACGCATTCGCATTCGTCGGGTCCGTACCCTGATAGACCGTCACCTGACCGTGCGAGGAGATAAACCCGACATAGCTATTCGGACCCTCGCCTCCATCAATCGTCCACTCCATGACATTGACAAGAACGCCACCCTTGTCCCACAGATCGCCAAAATCCTGGGTGCCGGCAATCGGTCCCGTAATCGCATCCGTCGGCATGTAGGCCACAACGGAGGAATTGATCAGAGTAAACCACAACCTCTGCTTCGCTGCGGCTACATTGACAATAGACGCCGTCGAAAACCCAGACGGCAACCCGCTGATGCTGAGAGCAGACCACGTCGTCCCATTAAATATCTGGGCCGCATCGATCCCATTGCCCATCACGATGTAATGCAGGCCGCCAGGAACCGCAAAATTGACGTACTGCCACCGGCTGCTCGTAAATCCACTAACCATCAGCGGTGGATTCGGACCCTGCGTGGAGACGTTGTAAATTCCACCATTGGAGATCGCATACATGCTCTCCCCAAGAGGGCCACGCCTGACAATCAAGGTCTCGACAGGAGAGCTGGTGATATTCTGCGACCAGATCGTGTTACCTTGCCGTAACTCGACCCAGCCTGGGCGGGGAACCCAGTTGATGAGGATAGGAGCCCTTTTGGGGTCCATGTCGGCAAGGGGAGAGATAGCATCCCAGCCGTCCGTCGGGACTGGGACCGGCTTAGTTACTACGTCCGGTTGGCTGAAGGGAGCCTTCGCAAGCGTCTTTACTTTTCTCAAGTATCAGCCGAGGTAGGCTCTGAAGGCATTGAAAGGCACCGCCACCTCATTTCATTCCAAAATCAGACGCGAAGTCAGCCGGGGGGAATTGGGGCTGGGGGCCAACCGACTCCGCGTCACCACGACGAGTGGCACACCCATCATATACAACCACCACCATCAACGCCATCCCCACTCTTCCGCCTCTCAGCCTCAATCCTCTCACGCTTGTCCTTAAAAATCTTCTCAACAACGTAATAATCCAACCAGACAGCCACACTGACCAGAAGAATCAAAACGAAAATCGCACAAAAGACATGCTCACGCACGTGCCCATTCCTTGATAAGGATCTGCCGAGCCACACCCTGGAAGGCTCCATAGACACGATTGTATTCCGGCTCATCCAAATCAAAGCCAAAAATGAAAAGCTCGAAAACAATCATAATAAATGTCGTCATGGCGTGACTCCCCGATTCTCCCGCAGAAATGCCACAGCCTGATCGTACTGGCCAACCGCCTGCATCTGGCTCACACGAGACCAGAACGCATTCCACCGCAGACACTTTGCATACTGGTCAGTCCCGATCTCATACCAGCGATCCGGCCGCCAGAACCACTCGTGCTGCCACCAAAGTGTAGCCTGACGTTCCTCAAGGCCACGAGCCTGAGTGTTCTCGTTGTCCGCATGCATACGAGCAATATCGTCCTCAGTGACCGTTATCATGCGACTCCCCCGGTTTCTCCTCTGGGCCAGTCTGAGGATTAGCGAGCGGATCAGTCCTCTTGCACGCCGGGTCTTCCGGCCACATCCCACAGAAATTCGCTATGTCATCTCCGATCCGTCGCCGCCACTCATCCCGGCCCAGGTGCTTCCTCTTCTTCTCGACCCGCTTGGGTTTGGCCTTCCTCTCTCTCTCCTGCGTCTTCAACTCACGCGGCATCGCCTTGGATTTCTTGGGGGCAATTCCCTGGGTGCCGCACTGCCAATCGTAATAACAAGGTGGCTGATACGGTTGAGACGGTTGCCACTGAACCGGGGCCACCATTAGAGTTAGAGCAAGGATCTCGGCCTTCATGAATCGATCATAGCACAAACACGTCGGGGGCTGGGGCCAGTCAGGCTTGCCATGTCCAGCCCCCGTTATAGACAAGCAGGGCTCGTATTGCTCCGTCGGAACTCCCTAGCTCATCCTGTCGGCGGCGTGTACCGCCCTTTCCGCCCCGGAACGTCCTGAACCCGGGCGAAAACTCTTGTGTTTGTCCAATTAACTCGGCATTATCGATCAGTCCTGATAGCCCAATGACGGGAAGAAATCCTACGCGGTCCATTAGCATCAGGACCGGACCCCCTCTTGGCACGCGGGGGTCCGTCATTTCCTTTAGGTCGCTGGCACCAACTTCAACGCTTCCAGCCTCAGTTTATCGAACGCCGCAAGTCCGTCCGGCCCATCCTGCTCAGCCATCCCCCGCAGAATCGGAAGGCCGGTGTCAATGGAATGCATGATCTCGTCTCTGGTCGCCTTCCTCCCCTCCGCATACCATTCGACCTCTTCAGGAAGCCCGATCTCAAACAACACCCCGTGGACCCCATGCTGGGCCTTGTACGGTCGAAAATGCCTCGTCACCCAAAGGCACACAACGCCAGGATTTCTGGGGATCATAATCCCGGCCGGGGCCTTCTTATTTTCCGGGAGATCCTTCTCGTTCCTTCGCATCCTCGGCTTTGACAGGAACGGACAGACCTTCGCTGAAAACTCCGCACACCCACGATGCGACGGCGGCTCCGGGACCGTCCGGCTGATCGTACACATCGGTCCCACCACGAACGCCAGATGCTGCCCAAGCCGCTCGCCACAGATAAAACAGCGATGCTGCTTGACCGCTATGCCGATCTTGGGCGTGTCAACGACCCGGAAATCCGGTACGTCATCAATCCAGGCTACAAACCACGGCACTGGAAATCCGCGTTCGTCCTGCGGCAACCGCTTGATCCGATCCGGCATCTTCTCTCGCCAATCACTCATCATCGCATCCTCAACACTGACTGCAATAAAAGTACCGTCCCGCATGCGTTAACTGCCACCCCTTCACCAAAAACCTCCCAGGAAAAATGTATTCCACTGGGGCAACCAAGCCAGCAGCCTGTAACTCGGTGAAGATCCTGGACTTTGACTGGTACGGCAGACGACCGTTAACCTCAGCCGCAAACACTCGCCCAAGAGCGTTGATCTCAGCCTTCTTCATCATTGTCTCTCCACAGGCCCAACCTCCCAATGCAGCTTGTCATTTACAGCGGGCCAAACCGGAACCTTGAAAACTTCCAATCCAGCCTGCTTGGCAAAACCAAATGCTTCCGCCTCATCCAGAAATGCTTGTACTGGCCCAGACCAGCCTTCGTATCCACCGTTATAGGCCAGCACGTAGATCTCCCTCATTATCGTCGCCTCCCTCGCACGTTCCTAAGCCCATCCAGCACAGCGTCCAGCTTTTGCCCTTGTTCTTGGACAGCCGCCTTCACCTCCGCGACCTCCCGCCGGGTCGTCTCGTCCGGCTTGGCGGGCTGCACCACCTGGGTGGGGACAACCCTCGGTCCCCGCTCGATGGCCTCCAGCCGGCCGGACAGGTCGATCACCAGCCGGTTGAGGGTGACGGTCTGCTTCTGGAGGTCGAACACATCCACCTCCAGGCGGTTAATCTCGCGGTCCTGGCGAGACGAATAGACCGCCATGCTCACCAGCCCCAGGCCCAGGAAGGCCACAGCTCCTATCCAGACCGCCTGGGAGCCCCACTGGGGCGTTTTCCTGGCCGGTCTGGTCGGAGGCATGGGTGCCTCCAAAGGCGACCCTATGGTCCCCCTGGGGGCCGCACGAGACCCAGCCAGCCCCTCCTCGTTGTTATCCCAATGTGTAGCCCTCACTGCCGCCTCCTCCTTCTCGCAAGCTTGCGGCCCGCCCGCCGCGTCACGAATTAGGCTACAACTTATTCCCGTTGGCAAGCTCCAACGGAAAGGAGGTGAAAAAGAATGCTCGACCGAAACCGGTTCGAAATCGAACTGGAGGGCTCCTGGGTCAACCAAGAGCGAAAGGTCAAGGTCAAGGTCGTCTACCGGGATCCTCGCAACCCGGAACGGTGGACGACCGTCCTGCAAACCGGCGACCTTGAAACCGGCTCCGAGACGTTCGAGGCCATAGATAAGGCTGAGCGGTTCCTCCGCTTGGTCAGGGACAGCGAGTTGCCGCTCGCTGACTTGTGGCTAGACGCCTATCGATAACGAGTGGGCTCCTACGGGAGCCCCTCACCTAATTCCTATCCCTCTCGCGTGTGCCCAGCATATGGATGATGACGGCGATGATTCTGTCGCGGGCCTCGTCATCCAACTCATCGATGATGATGTTAGTCGCACGCACGAGTGCCGTGACAGCTTCCGGTGGAGACAAGCCGAAATAGTGCCTCGTAAATTTCACAAGGCTCTCAGCCTCATCCTTGCGTCCAGTGATCTCACTCACGTTTCTTGTCCTTCTTCTTTTTCTTGCCCTTGCCGTTCTTCTTCTCGGCCTTCCAGGCATCGAGGATTTTACTCACCAGTCCTCGATACATGTCCTTGATCTCAGGGCTGACCGTCTCCCAGTCCGCCCCCTGATGCCTGCACGCCGCCTTGCTCGCCGCTTCGATCCGGTCCATCTGTTGCCTCTCTTGTTCTCACACAATTGTCAGGATGACCGCAACACGACCATCCATATTCATCCGGCTCACCGCATGCAGGTTTTCCGGTTCGATAAGTAAACCGCACAGTTCTCAAGTCTCTACCCTCTCTTTGATCGTCAACCAAGCCTCCTGTGCGTCAGGAAGCATCCCCTCGAACTTCAGTTTGAGGAACACGTGCGTTCCACACTCAAGACAATAATTTGGTATGCGTGGGTTCACCCAGCAAACCAACATGTGACAGCACGGCATCTCAATCAGCCGGAACGGGACCCTCGTTTTCAATGCAGCACCGTCCGGTTCGCCCTCCTCAACAGAAACTCCTCATCATGCTGGATGTGCAGCAACTGGGCCAGCAACTGATCCCCCAACGGGATCGAATGGTCGGCGTGGACGCACAGTTGGGCAACCTCCTTACGCCCTTCAAGCTCGATGATGTTCCCGGCACAGCGGTCACCATGGATTTTGTACTGCCGTCCGGTCAGCCCGCCCCTAGCCTGGAACCACCCACGCTTAGAGAGCGAACGTCGCTGCCGGTTGTCGAGGTGCTCCAGAAGCAACCCATGAGCCTTGTCGTTCGCCGCCTTGCGGGCCTCCGCATAGACCCGCTGCTCTACTTGTCTCCGCTCCCAGTCCGCATTCGCCACAGCAACGTGCTCAGACAATACTCTTGCCGGCTGAATGCTCGCCTGCGGCACCGCCATCGCAAGCGGGATAGTCGAACCCGTCTGGTTCGACATGCCACTCCAAATGATCCACGTTTCGCCGGTATCCGACTTGACAACGGTCGGAGCCTGGATTGGAGCTTGGTTCCAAATTGTCCAGGCCGAATTGGAGAATATGGCTGTCTGGTTGGTGTTGTTGAGGTTGCTGCACCAGATAGGCCAGATGACATTCCCGCTGGTGTTGCTGCTAACATAGGCCATTGCCATGTCACCCGCCCTTCAACTGCGGCGTGAGGATCATCTTCTCCGCATCCGGGTCGAACTCGTCCATCAAGTGACCCTCCTTTCCGTCCTTCTTGACATGAAAGGCCCGGTATCCCTTGTCCTTCAGAGCATCGTAGATCGTCCTGGCCGCCTCAACCTCGTCCTCGTTGTTCGCATCCCAGATGTGCTTGGTGTGACCCGTCGGGTCCATGATGTCCATGTAGCCCATGATCGCCTCCCTTCAGTAATAATTCTCGTCTTCTTCTACGATCCGACCTTTCGTTGAACCGCAGTGAGGACACTTATTGGACTTGGTGGCGTCCTGACCTAGAAGGGCACCAACCCCACCAACATAACGCTGCTTGCCAACCTCGTCCCAGTACTCCCAGTCATCGACCTGACCGCAGTCAAGGCACTCGGTTTCGAGATACTCGACGTGATCGTTCCATCCCATAACTGCCCTCATGGAAAAGAGCGAGGCTACTGGACCTCGCCCTATCAATCCTACCAATTGCTGATAGGCTTCAGCTTGGCAAAGCACCGGTCCACAATCCCGGTCACCTTTGCACGCAAACTCTCGATCTCAATCCGAGACCGTAACTCCTCGCCAACACCCAAGATGGCATTCCAAACATCATTGGCAGTGTCAGGATGGTTCAAAACACGGCCAACCCGAACCTTCTGACACAGGTCCAGACGATTATCCATGTAGTATTCATACCCGGCATGAATGATATAGCGGTGGCCATATTCCAACTCATCGAATACCTTCGTCTCCCTCCTGACCCGGATGTTCATCCGCCAACTCTCAAGGTCGGCCCCGCCGGGATGCTCATAACCGTCCGTCCCGTCCGCAACGACAGGCCACTCATCCTCCACAATATCTATTGGGGCTCGATTGGTCAGGGTGATCGTCCGATGTTTCAATTCGACCGGCTTCTTCTCAGGCAACGGCTCGCCTTCGCTCTTCTCTTCACTGAACATGGCTGGTCTCCTATGGTGCCACCTTGGCCCGGTGGTCGGGGACCATAAGCCTAGCATATTCTACGGCGGTGTCACGATATCGGTGTGGGATTTATTCGTATTCGAGGCGGATCGAACGCATGACGCACGATCTCAATCGCCCGCTCTTCATTCCCCAGGTCCATCTCCCGACTATACGCCTGATACAAAGCCTCCTTGTAAGCCTCGACCGCAGCCCTGGCCACACGCAGGCAAAGCTCCCTGTCCGTCAGCCTGTCCATCTCCATGAATACAGCTACCGCCGCCGCATCAATCGCCGCCGCCACATCCTTGTCACCCATCCCAGCCCTCCCAAAAGGCCCCCAGGAGCCTCGCCAGTGCGTTGCGGCGGGGTCTCCGGGGGAAAGGCTACCCCGACAACCCTCCACACTGGCGAGGCACCGGGAGGCCCCTCAGAGCCTGTTGCGATAGACCGGCCTCCAAGGTCGGTTCCACGGTCTCTCACGGCCAGCCATCACCATGCACATCCGCACGGTAAATGCCCTGGCCCTCCGCATCCTGGGATACAGCCAGGAATAATAGACCGGCTCCAATCGATGCCACATCACCCAGACCCTCCACCCGGCGGAACCACCGTTCCCGGCGGAACCACAATCACCGGGTCAAACAGCACCGAGACCGTGCCCTCACGTATCATAAGCCTCAACCTCCTGATCTCCTCAGACGCCTCGATCAACGATATCACGAGACATCGGCCGACCTCCATGCTCATCCGACGTGTGCCAACCGGAACCGCAGACGGAGCAACCCATCATTCACCCCATCACTTCCCCTCGATGAACCTGCAAATGACATCCCAGTTCGACGGCGACATGCTTACCACCACGTTCCGGTCATGCCCGTTGACATCGAAGAGGGTCATCCCCCGACAGGCGTACCTCAAATGCGTCAACGTCACCCCAGTCGCAACCAAGGTGCCTCCAACAGGAACAGCCGGCGTGACAGTAACAGCCCCACTCAGTTGCTCCTCCCACCTCATGAGATCAACCAAAGCCCTCTCAACAGACGCTATCTCCCCAGTGATCGCCATAAGCTCCCCGACAGGCCGGTCCTTGCCCATCGATTCCTGACGATCCAAAAACAAATCATCCAAACACCTGATAATAACCTTTCGATGATCCTTGATATCATTTATAGTCAACCATGCGGGAACATACTCTATCTTCATGATCCACTCCTCTCTCCAGAAAGGGCGAGACCGGCTCCTTTCCCATCACTTGTCCTTCGAGAACGCAAACCCCAACTCGACAATCGCCGCCTCGGTGTCCGCTATCTCCTTCAATAACACTTCCCTGCTGAAAAATTTCATTTCATGCCTCAGAGCCTTCAAATGATCCTCCAGCTTCTGAACCTTCTTTGCATCATCCACAGTCGGTGCCCGCCGCCCGGGACGCAGATCACTCACCTTCGTCATCACCCTCTCCATTCTTCGCCAATCGAGACGACCTCACAGCCACCAACCCTCAAATGCTGCATCGAACCAATCAGCCCAGCCGGCCGGAAGCATGTCTTCAACCCGAGGCGGGTCAGGATTAGCCATATTTACCGCCATGGGCGGCTCAAGAGCCTGAGACATCTGCTGCTGTGACAGTTGCAGAAACCCGGTGTGATTGAGCATGTTCCGTCCTTGAAAAAATTCCACACCCGGATAAACCCTACTGCAACCCATGCCTCTCCCTCCACATCACCCAGGCCGCCTGGGCCGCAAGGTTCCTGTAACCCTCACCATTACGAACAAGCCTCTCCGGTATCATCCACCTGTGGTCCATCCAGATCGAGCCGTCTGACCGAACCCAGTGAGGCCACCCAATGTGATGGGCGTTGACCCACCAAGCCTCGAACCGACGACGCTCATCCTCACTCACGTCCGGTCCTCAACGGAACAACATTGTCCTCAGCAAAAACTTTCACCGCCTCCCTCAACTTCTCAAACGCAATCCTCATCTCAGCCCTCTCCCCATGCGTCATGTCCTCATAATAAAGGGCAAACCCAACCCCAATTGCATCCATCATCGCCACATACTGCCTGACCGCATCCCTCATCACAAGATGAGACCGAGATACCCGATCCCGAAAATCCGCCAACTCACGAGCAAATTGCAGGTTCTCATTCATCCGCCCAACTCTCATCCGCCCACTGAGCCACTATCTGCCTCGCATGCTTGTGTATCCCGTCTATCACAAGGTTCGCCCACTCATGATCAGGCATCCTGAACGCATGGGCCGCCAGAAGAAGCTCGATGATCTGCTGTTGAACAAGAGGCTCATGCCTGTCAAGCATCGCAATGAACTCACTGATGACAGGCCCCAACTCATCGCCCAGTAACGTCGTCCTCCGTCCCGTAACAGGACTGAGACCCCTGTCGAATACCCAGGTCGCAGGATCAGGCTTCCTCATGGCTGGGCCTCAAGGAAAAAACGGCGAGGCCCCACAGCCCCGCCGCCCACCCCTCAATAGCAATACTGGTTGCAAACCACCTGATTGCCCTGCCTCTCACAAGTGGTCCGGCAGTTCCCGGCCTTGACCTCAACCATGGTCATGATCGCAACCACAGTCAGGATCGTCGCCACAAGTAGTGTTTTCATGTTTTCTCCCTCTCTAGAAGTCACAAATAAGCATGGCCGTCACGAAATTGCAAGATTTTGGGGGAGGGAAATTTTGTCGGTGTGCTGCACCATGGGACTCCGCCGCCTGGGCACTTTTCCGCGAGGCCACCCGGCCCCCGAGGCCTCGGCCCAGGCCCCGGCCGGCGGCAGGCCCCGGTCCCCCTCTGCACGAACGGCGTTCACGGCTCCAGGCCGGTCCCGCCGCAGCGGGTGCAGACCGCGTGGCCCATGGACCGGGCCTCGGAGGCCCGCCAAGCCCTCCAGCATGCCTCGTAGTGCGTCAGCATGTCGATGGGCGACTGTCCCCCATGCTCGATCTGGGACTGAGCCAGGAACCACCGCTCGAACGCCTGGAGGCTCTGCACGTCGGGATCGCTGGCCACGTCGATCACGTCACGAGGCATCGGCGTCCTCCCTGGACGAACGCAGGCCCATCTCGCGGAGCTTGGCGAAGACCGAGGCGTGGGTGTAGCCGTTATCGAACCCGGCGACCCAGGCCGCCCAGAGCAAGTCACGGTGAGGCCGGACAGCCGCCGCCTCGGAGGTCGAAGGCCTGCCGAACCGCTCCTCGAACCACCGCTCGAACGCCGCCCGGTCAGCTTGCATCGTCGCTCTCCTTTGCTCTGGCGGCCCGCATCCGCCGCATCCGCTCCGCTGCCGTCATCGGCTTGGGCATCCCCTTGAGGGCTTCGACAAGCTGGGCCTTAAGCGTGCCGATCTCAGCCTTAAGCCGTTCACACTCGGCACACTGCGTTACGGCCGGCGTAACGGACTTGGCTCGCGTTACAGCCTTCGTAACAGGCGTTACGGCCTTCGTAACAGGCGTTACGGCCTTCGTAACGGCGGCCCTCCGTTTCGTTACGGCCGGCGTAACGCTAAGCCCCGCTGCAACGGCCTTCGTTGCGGGCATCAGCCATGACTCTGTCACCGGCTCGACCGGCACGCACTTGTGTATTCGGACCATGCCGACGTTCTTGCCGCACTGGGGGCAGATGTCTCGCTGGATCGCCATTAACTACCCCTTACTGTCAACAGGCTCGAGATGTCTCTGTCTCGCAGGCATAAGTATGCCGTCGCCTGCATCGTCAACTAATGCCCCGCTAATCCTCAGCAAGGCATTTTCGCCTAGCCTCAAATATGAAGAATGATGCGGAACATTGATATTGCTGAGCTATTCGTCCGCATGTTGCGTTTTTGTCGCCGTCACGCCGCCGTGACCGGTTTGTCGTCGACAGCCGGCGGCCTCTCATCAAGCTGCCGCTTGCACTCGCGGATGAGGTTCGCAGCCGTCGTTACAGCAGTCCTGATCTGGTCCTGATCCGCGTGGATGCCGCCCAGCCTGGAGAGCATGAGAGCCGCAGCATTGGCCGCAATGGCAAGCTCTTGCAGGCTCGTTTCCGGTGCCGGCGGGTTGCCCGGGTTGATCTCCTGCTTCTGCTCATGATCGTGCTTGCTGGCCATCGCTCGCCTCCTCGGTTGCCTTCGCTGCATCTCGATAATGACGCCCCCTGGCGTTCTGCTCGTTGTTAGTATCACTGTAGACAATCTTCACATTCCAAGCCGCGTAGGGACCAATATCACCGTTGCGAGCCATCACCCACTGACCTTTCCGCCTCCCTCGCTCATCGAGGTGTCCGCTGTCCTGCCAGATTTGCAGCCATTCCCAGTATGGTAGCTCCCACTCGATCCCTCGTACTTTCGCTTGCGTCCTCTGCTGCCTGAACCGTCGGTAGATAGGGTCCGCCTGCATCCGTTATTCCCCATTAGATACGACACCCATCTAGAACGCTCTAGGAGCCCCGTGGATGCGTCGAGCCGTTTTCAGGTACTGGGGGGCCAGGGTCACCCTCTTTTTACGCACCAGCGACGATCCTACGCGGTTTCTGAGGCCGTCAAGCAGAGCCCTCTTCAAGGTACTGGCTCATCAGGATTTTCGGCTACGAGAAAACGGCCTCAATGCCGCTTCGACCCGTCCCCGCCCCTCAAGAGCCGCTCCGCAGCCTCCATCCGCTCCTGCGGAGACCAGCCGACCGATACAACCTGGGCGGCCTTGGGCGAGGCCGGCAAGGCCGGTGGCTCGGCCGCCTTTTCACCCCCCTCAACCCTCCCCTGCTCCCTCACCCACCTATCCGCATACCCCTGCCATTCCTCCCCGGTCTCGCACTGTCTTGGGGCTTCGATCACACCCGTCGGCACGGCTGGGTCCATAGGGTTAGCGTCTCTTGCCACGACAGGCACCTTCCCAAACCCTCTATCCAGAAGGGCTTGTGATGCAGCGATTACTGCTGCGGGGGGAGACTTGGGATCGTCTCTGATTCTGACCAAGGCAGCCAGTGATTCCTCAGCCTCTCCCTGAGCCAGTATTCTCAATCGAGCTTCCCCAATCCATTTCTTGGGACGACCCGCTGGGTTGCCTGAGAAACCCTTTTTAAATGGCATGTTGATACCCCTCGCTATCAGCATTGATTTTCAAGTTGCACAGAAATTATCCCACAACTCATGGGATGAACTCATGTGCCCTTGCGTATGCCTCGTCCACGCCTCTCACGTACTTGAGGAACAACCTGTCAGCCATTTCACCGAGCTTACAAGCCGAGAACTCTCGATACCTCTGATTCGAAAGCCAGGGACAATCATACCTGGGACACTCCGCTGCGGCTACGCCTCTTTGCTTTCCGCAAGCTCCGCAAGCGACGTAGGTCGAGGGTTTCATCAGAACCCCAAGATCCCAGCCCACCCCGCATTTCCATGCGTGAGGTAATTACGAAGAGCCTGGGCGGCCTGCTTGACGGTGATGGTCTGAAGATAAAAGTCGGGGTAGAATAGATCGTGAAGCCTCTTATTGAACTTGACCCCGGCAATATCCTCTGCCAGCCCGCCAATGCAGAAGATCGTGTTACACTCGCGATAATTCTTCTTCCAGATCCCCATCTCTTTCCAAAACTGCATATTGAAATACTTTCCTGGACCCTTATCAATCACGGGGAGGTTCCAGGAATTAAATTTGACTGGGCCGCTGTGCTCGATCTCGCCCCGCTCCAATATCCCCAGGACGGCGACCAGGGCGGTCCGCTGCTTTTTCGTCACGCCGAGCACCTTGGCCGGCATGAACATATCAGTCCTCTGAAGCATCACACCCTCTCCCTCTCACTCAGCATTTTATGGAACATCGAAATGTCGGTCGCCGGCTTGAACCTCCTGGCCGGAAAATACTCGCAGCACACTCCGCCAACTTCCCGCAGGATTACACACGGCAGGGGCCTGGGGAGTGGGGCCGCTCTGGGATACTCGACACTGCACAGAAACCGACAGCCGGTCGCTTCAACCGTGTAGACGGTGCCCTCGACAAGCTCCCGTTGGCCCAGGCACGTCGTCGGGGAGGCATCCACACACACCACCTTGTCTCCCGGCTTAAAGCTCACGCCGCCTTCTCCTTCGCTTGCTCAGTCCTCCGCACGTCTGGGCGATCAGCCTTCGTATCGCCTCTGGATGCCCGATAGGCCGCTCCTGCTTCCTGATCCAGGCATCGAGGTCGTCGAGCTGAGCCCGGGGGATCGAGACGTTGACCTGGGTCGAATCCCCCGGCGGACGCCCCCGAGGCCGCTTCACAGGCACCACTTGTGGCCGTTTCATCGCGATTTGCTGGTCCATTGACACTCCTTTCGGACCCCCAGCCTACCACTCACGCTTCTGTGTAGTCAAATGCGGAAAAATACCGGAAAATACCGAAATAGGGTTTGACGGCCCCCCGAATATCGCCTACAAGTTATTCAACGACGGACGAACAGGACTTTTTCCAGCCCAGCATCTGAACCTGCGGTAGCAGAAGGGACTAGGGTCCCACGTGGCGAGCCCCCTATATGGGTCCCCGTGAAGCGGAAAACCGCCCGGGTGTACACGACGGGGTCCTCGTCTGAGGTCCAGCCAAGGCCGCGTCACACCGGTCTAAACCTTGGTTCCCGGAAGGGGCTCATGGGGCCAGTGAGGGATGAAAGTCCTGACTGAGTTGAGAATGAATTTTGCCCTACGGCGTAAGACTGTGGCCCAAGAGGACCGTGGAAATCAGGAGCGAATATCGGGCGTATCCCGACGGCGGGAATAAGCGACGACGTAGTGCGGCAGGGGACATCAGACCCCGTTACGACCGCTGTTGCAGTAGGGCATCTGATCTGAAGGTGGCCGGGGCGGTTCCCCGGCCTTTCTCATTTGTGCTGATCGAGGACGCTACCGGGCACTGATACGGAGCCACACTGACCTAGCCGGCAAGGGGCTGTCCATCAGGCTAGCTCGAACGGGCGTCCTCGATCAGCACACGGAGGAGAACCGAAATGACCTTGGCTATCCCGACCATCCACCTGAACGGCACGTCTCGTGAGAGCTTGCTTCAAGACCTCATCAAGGCTCTTGAAGCCCTGACCGACGCTACCGATGCGGTGCAGAAATGCTCGCCTAACGCTCGTGACTACTACGTGCAGGGAAACGAAGCCTTCCCCTTGGCTCGCAGCCAGCACGAGAAACGGCTGCAAGCTCTCTACACCATTCGGGATGAGCTTGAGCAGATTGCTCTGGCTATCGATGCCTGATGCTTCGACCCAGGTCCATCTCGGTGGACCTCAGCCGAAACACAGAGGAGAACGACAATGCCTACCATCACCTTCAATATCGCTCGCCGTGACAGCTTGCCGGACGTTCGCAGCGGCTCGATTGCCTTCTTCGATGTCGCCGGCCAGCGGGTCAAGTTCATCCTTCAGCATGGCAGGGACGGCAAGCCGGTGTCGTTGACGCACTTTGCTTCCGGCCTCGTGTTTGGCGACCTGAACCGAGGCAAGACCTTGTTTCTGACCAATCAGGGACTGAGCCCTTTCAAACGCCGAGCCACGGCTCACGAGGGTGCCAAGGGGCTGATTGCCGAGACCATCCGCCGCCACGGTGCGGCCGACGTGTTGAAGCGGATCAACTCCGCTCCGGTTATCAACCACTGATGGTTCGACCCGGCCTCATCCGAGTGGTGAGGCCCAGCCGGATCACAGAGGAACAACCAATGACCAAGACCCAAATCAAGTTGCTGGAACAAGTCAGCACCGTCACCAACCGAGTGTGCGTCTTCACCGGACATATCACTACTCGCCGTGATCGTGGTTACGGCAAGCGTGATCTCGAAGCAGCCCTTGCCCTGGTCGAAGCCGGCAAGCTTCGCTGGGTCGAGACATTCAGCGGGCAAGACTGTCTCCGAAATGGAGGTCGAGACATCTGGTGTGTCCGCACTTACGAACTCGTTTGACCAAAGGTCTGAGGATTTGACCCGGTCCCGTCTGGATGGCGGGACCCAGCCAGATCACAGAGGAGCCTACGATGACCCTTACCGAAATCCAACAGGAATACATCGACCGCCTCCTGGCGGCCCACGGCAAGATCACGCCCCGCACCAAAGGCGACCGGTTCAACCGGACCCGCATCGCCGCTTACAAGCATGCCGTGAAGCTCCTCAAACAGAAGGGCTACGGTGCCGCTTCAATCCCGACGATCCTGAAGGACGCCCACGACGTGTTCCTTCTGGAGGTCAATGCTACGACGGCCGAGTGATGCGACAGGGTGCCCACAGAGCGGGGCACCTCAATCACATCACAGAGGAGAGACTAACATGGCATTCTTCAGCGTCACTTACGAAATTTGGTCGGTCGAGGCTATCGAGGCCGGCGAGACTGACGACCGGGGCTTCGTCTCTGAGCACGTCAGCTTGCGGGACGCCATCGAGGATGTCGGCGGCCGGGTTGACGAAGCCAACGAATGGCCGGTGAGGTCGCCTCGTTGGTTCACCAACTACGCCTTCGACGCCAACCCCTTCACAGGAGAGACGGAGCAGCGTTCGCTCCACATCCCCGAGAACGTCACCCCGGCTAGCCGGCGGCGTTTGGCCCGCTTGTTGGGCGTCAAGGTCTGACGGTTAGACCCGGTGCCATCTGGAGGGTGGCACCCAGCCTAATCACCCAGAAGGAGCGACGACAATGGCAAACAAGCCAATCACCTACACCGCAACGTGGGAAGGCAAGATCGTCGGGACCAGAAAGTCCCCGCGACCCTACAAATATGCGATCATCGTCCAGCGGGACCAGGAGGCTGATCGCAAGTATGCTTATGAGTTCGTTCCTGCCAATAAGGGTAGCTTCGACTACTATGTCCAGATAGCGACTGCTACTCCCGGCGTTTCGTTACGGCCGAAAGGCTGGAATTTCGATACGTCTTACGACGCAGGGCAGATCGAGGAAGCTAAAAAGCACATCGAAGGCGGGTGGGAGGGGTTTGCGGCTCGTGAACGTCAGCAGAAGATCAACCGCTTCGAAGCCTTGTTGGCTAAGGGCGGCTACGAGCCCTTCGTCCACGGCTGGTCGCAGTCTCTTGTTAATGCCGCGAAGGCGGCCAGGGCGGCCGAGACCTCTTACGGTCTCATTTACCTCGGCCTCGTTCCGGCCGTAGCTAAAACCAAGTCCAAGTCCTGATGCTCCGACCCGGCCTCGTTTGGATGGCGAGGCCCAGCCGGATCACCAAGCAAGGAGCGACGACGATGGTAGTTTTTAAGAAGGTGGAATACGTGAAGGTCTCCAAGGAAGCCAACGACCTCTATCAGGTCTGGTCGTGCTGGGAGCAGGCCGGCGAGGACCACTACCAACTGTTCGAGGTTGAGTTCGATAACGGTCGAGAGGCCGAGGTCTATGCCGCCCATCTGGCTGACCGTGTCGGCTGCGACTGGGGCTGCAACTACTGAGGAGGTGGCACGACCCGAGCCCCGGTCGAGGGGCTCCAGCCGGATCATCAAACAGAGGAGTGATGAACGTGACGACACTGACCAAAGAACAGGAACTGGCCCTTGAGGCGATGATCGACCATAGCTGCCTGTCAGCCGTAGTTGAGGCCCTCTCGAACATCTCTTTCGAGAAGCAGGAGCACTTGCTGAGCAACTGGCAGGACAGGGTTGCTGCCGCCCAGTGGGGCCATGACGCCCGCACCCTGCATGCGGTTGTGGGCAAGCTGATCAACTAGGAGGATCGAATGACATTGCTGATTGTGAACGCCCAGGACATTGCGGATCAATTGCAAGCGATGCCCCGCAATGCCAAGTGGCGGATTGGGCGAGACCGGTTTCATGACGACCGGTTCTTTGCCGACGGGAACAACGACAGCACGTGCTTCGACTGCCGTGCTCATTTCTTCGACCACTGGAACGGGCGGTGCCCGAAAGACTGATGCGACCCGAGGGACACGAGTGCGACGTGCCCCTCCAGCCGCAACAGAGGAGAGAGTACGATGGAAATCGATAGCAGAGACGATCTGAAAAACGCACGGTTGGTAACCAAGTTCTACGCCGACCTGAATCCGGCTTACCCCTCAAAGGGTGAGCGTAAATACGCAGCCTTCCGCCGTGAAGACAGCGAGGTGATCAAACTCAAACAGTTCAACGCTCTCAAGGCGGCCGAGAAATGGGCCATCGAGCTTGAGAGGAGATACTGGCGGCGAGAGAACGCCGCTAGATACCCGTATCTGGGTGACTGATGCGACACCCTGCACACCACATAAACCAACAGAGGAGAATCTGATAATGCTTGACCCCCTGTTCTGTGCCCGCCTCGTGCGGGACGCCCGCATCACTGCCCTCGAACACTCTAGGCATGCGGGCGAGCATCCAAACCAGCACCGGGGATGCCTCTGGTGCTATGACGGACGGTTGTCCCACTGGTTCGAGGACATCCGTAATTTCTACCATCTGGCTGATGAGGACATCAGTCAGGTGTCCAGTCTCTACGACCGGGCTTACCCCCTCGACTACGAGGGGCTCGAGCCGAGCGACGGTCGTTTCCCTAAGTGATGCGACCCGGTCCCGTCTAAGGCGGCGGGACCCAGCCGCACCATGCGGATTACGCCCCCTACTCTAGAGCCTCACGGCGATGAAGGACTGGGGGTGGGTGAGCCCTAGTGCCGGCTCACGAGGCCGCAGCGAAGCTAGGATAGCTGCGGTCACAAGTAGCCCGGGGTGCTTCCCGGGGGTGTAGCTCAGAAGAGGTCCGAGCAGGTGGCCACCGCAGACTGCGGCCTCGGCCAGGGCCGCCTCTAGCGGCCTGCTCGACAAAAACCAAGAGCACCCGGCTGACAACCGGGGAGACGGCAGTAGACCGACATTGCCCACCCTCGGAAAGCACCCTGGGAGCCCCGCCCATGCGGTGGGGCCTCGACCCCTACTCTGCCCTACCCCTTCCACCCAGACCGCACCAGTGAGCCTCTGAGGCGGTCCTAGAGCCTATCGGAGAGACATATGGCCAAAAACGACATTAAACAGTGGCTCTTCAACGAGCCGCCGTTGTCCCAGGCGGAATACCGCCAGCTGGTCGAGGCCCGCTTCATTGAGTTGGGCCGAGCTGGTGCCAACGCCAACGTGAAACACCCTGACCGCAAGCAATGGGAACGCCTGCGGGCTGAAATTACAAGCTGGAAGCGACGTAAGCATAAGAGCGTTTGGACGGTGAGCGGCGGCTTGCCGTCCCTGGGCAAGCGTCGATGAGCCAGGAGGATCAAATGAGCCTCTTTATTCTGTGCCGGTCCGATACCGGCGACGGCGGCTGGTCACTCCATCCGCCAGGAACAACCGACGAGGAAATCGCAGAAGGCGATGCCGCCATCCTTGCCTGCGGCGAGGCCGACTGGGACGCGGAGAAGGGTGACTGGAACCGTCCCAACTACGAGGACTACTGGCAAGCATTCCTGACATATGGAGGAAAACCGTGAGTTGGAAGCCCGAGGTGATCGCTGATCGTTCCGGCAAGTGGGTCGGCAACGCTCTGCGTTTTGCAACCGAGCAGGAGGCCAAGGACTACGTCAGGGATTTGTCCTGGCGTTGGACCCTGGTCACCGACACCCGCGTGATCGAGGTGTCTGATCCCGTTACGGCCGAGTGGACCCAGGCCGGAACGAAACATCTGACCTGAAAGGAGGTGATGTGACCCGAGCCGTTCCCGCTCCCCAGCCTCAACCGAGGCGGGGACGGCTCCAGCCGCATCATCGCGGGAACCAACCGAAAGCGACGAACATGTCTGAACAGACCCCCACTACGCCTGCCGCTCCCGCTCGCAAAAGCAAGAAGCAGACCCGTGGCGACCGCTGGCGTGAAGCAGCCTCTGAGGTGGACAGCATCGCCTCGGAGATCGAGGACGCTATCTCTCGCCTGACTGACGCCCTGGCGGACCTCCGTTCCATTCAAGAAGAGTTTGAGGACTGGAAGGACAATCTTCCTGAAAACCTCGCCTCATCCGCCCTGGGCGAAAAGCTTGAAACTATCTGCGGCCTGGAGATCGATGGTGCCGAGAGCGACCTGGAAAGTGCCATCAGCACCATTCGGGATCTCGCAAGCGAGGCCGAGGCGGCCGACATCCCTCTCGGTTTCGGAAGGGATTGATTGAAAGGAGGTGATGCTACCCGAGCCCTCTCTGCTGATCTCAGCACGAGCATGGGGGGCTCCAGCCGCATCACGGAGGGAACCAAATGAAACCGACGCTTCAGGAAGCGGTTGAGGTGATCGTAGATTGCCTCAACCATCGAATAGACCAGCTTGAAAAGCGGATCGATTTCTTCAAGCATCCGCGACGACGCAAATACAACCTCCTCGTAATCCAGGCTGACGAGGAAGAGTTGGAACAGGTACGTGCTGTCAGAAAGGAGATACTGGATGGCTACCCTGATCGAACGTCGGCACCAGCAAGCGATTGCCGACATTAACAAGTACGCTCTCAAACGCGAGAAGATCATCAACGATCTGGTTAGAGTTAACGGTAAGCTCCAGGCTCTCTACAAGCTTGTCAAGCGATATGAGAAGGTGGCCCCGGCCAAACCCAAGCCGGCGGCAAAGGCGGCACCAAGCAAGGAACCGGAGCCTGTTACAGTGCCGGCTCCCGTGACCAAGCTCGACATCCCGGTCTTCCTGCAACGGACCCAGGAGGGTGCCCTCGGTGACGCCGAGGACGACAAGGCCCGGGCCGAGATCCTGGCCAAGGCCGAGGCCCGCCGCAAGGCCAAGGCCCGAGGCCGCATCGCCAAGCTCAAGGCTAAGCGGGCCGGCGAGACCAAACGGATGCCTCTATCAGGAAAGGAGGCACTCGATTTCATTCGTAACGGCTGACACCAATCGATGCTGCCTTGGAGAGGCAGCATCAGTGGGTGCCATACCCGTAACAGAGGAGACCTTATGCCTAGCGACATCACCGTCCAATGGTACGGCAGCGTCGTCATCATCTACGGCAACTCCGAGGCCGGTCGAGAGTGGCTCAATGAGAACGTCGAGGTCGATCTGACCTGGGGCGAGCACGGCATCGCCGCCGAGCCCCGGTTTGTCGGTCCCATCATCGACGGAGCCATCGAGGCTGGTCTCACCGTAGGTGACCAACGATAAAAAAGGCCCCGGTCCAGGGCGACAGATTGGACCGGGGCCAATCTCTCCCGCGAGCACGATGGACCTCATGCTCCAGCGGGATCAACGTCACCCTAGCAACAGAGGACCAGATGTTCAAGTTGAGCTTCAAGACCTACAATGCCGCCTTCACCGACAATGGCGACCGGCGGATCGAGGTGGTGCGTCTCCTGCGGGAAATCGCGGAACGCATCGAAGACAATCGAGCCCCATCTGCCGGCGATTCGATCTACGGCAGCATCGTTGACGCCAACAGCAACACCATTGGTCAGTGGACCATGATCCCGGGAAGGTAATATGCCCAAATACATCTACAAGATCGATGGCGAGGCCGCACACTTTCAGACATGGAGTGCAAGCGGCGTCATCAACACCTTCAAGAAGGGTGATTTCGTCCTGGTGCCGGACTTGGCACTCAAGGACGCATTCAGACAACTCACCAACGGCAAGGCCGTCTACGGCACACCCGGTGTGAACTGCACCGGACCCTATGAGGTAGTCAAGCTCCAAATCGAAAGGGTTAAGGAACTATGATCTGGTTCAAACATCACCCCAAGACCACCATCGATCATATCGGTCTGATCCCGTCCTTTCTGGACGAGAACGACCCCCGGCCCGCTCGTGAGCAACTCGATGAGGGTTACGCTCACGGCGGCGGCTGGCGTCCCTTCAAGGGACACGAACTCACCGACGACGGTCTCGTGTATCCAGGCGATCCACCGTCACCGCTCCTGGCCTCGACCAAGCTGCGGGACGAACGGATCCTCGTGTTCCTGCATGCCTGGGTGGCCATCGTCCAACCCGACGGTTCGTTCGAGGTGGCGAGGATGGACTGAGCACCGCAAGCCGAGGCGACCTCAGTGCGAGAGGCCGTCTCTACGTGCGATGTAACAGAGGACCAAACATGTCTAAAAACGACACACCTACCCTGGCTGATAAGATCATGAGGTACTGCCTCAGTCGACTTGGACGAAAAGCAGATAAGAAGATGTTTATGGCAAGCAAGATTGCCCAGGCTCGCAAGTTCATCCTAGGTGATGACATGTCTGCCCACATGGCAGACCTCGCATACGCTTCCCTGTTGACATGCAAGACGGCGGAAAAGGCCCGCTTGCTGCTCGATAGCATGCGAATGATGTCAAGGCTCCCTCACCCGGTGACTTGGATCGAGTACAATTTCGCTGCCAAGGCGAGACGTGCGGTCGAGGAATACGGAGCCGGCATCGATCTCGATCCAGCCGAGCTTCCAGACCGCAACGGATGGCTCCTACTCCAGCATCCCCAGCTTGAAACCGCCTTCATGGCCATCGAGTGCTCGTCGCACGCCTGGAACCCGGAAAGAATGGGCCGGATAGACGGCAGACGGGTCAAAACCGAGTATCCCAACGCCAATGCATTGGCCTGGACTTGGCGTGTCGATCAGGGATCCCCTCCCTGGCCCACACCAGATATAGACTTTCCAGGAACTTTCTATCGTGACGTGGAAGGTAAGGAAACGAAAGTAAAACCGACTTTCGCCGGTCTCCTGACCGGCGTCTTGGAATACCAGACCGACACGGTGTCGGTCACAATCAATCCCGCCTACGATCCAGTGATAATGCAAGAATACGTCAAGCAAGAGGGACAACACACCCTCCGAGAGATGGTCTCAGACTTACGTTATTTGTGGGCACTCCTGGCGACCATCAATTGTCTTCCCGTCACGGTATCTGATGTCATACATCAGGATCATGGTTACGTCGCTCATGGCCGGTGGCGACGATTTGTCGACCACAAAATCATCCACCTCACCATCCCGGTGAAGCGGTACAGGCGGGTCGCCAGGGAGGCTATCGCCATCACCCGGCGGCGTGCCACCATGGTCCGAGCACACTTGCGTAAAGACTGGAGGCATCCATTGTCACCATTGTGCGATGGCCACGAGCTAGAGGTGATTGGCAATGCTCTCCGCTGCAAGCACTGCGGTGGCCAGCGGATCAACGTCAAGGCCCACCCCCGAGGTGATGCCTCACTGGGATGGGTGACGAACGACTACACGGTCGAGCACGAGCCGACACCGTAGGCCCGCCCAGTCTCTGGGCCGGTCAGCATGGGGATCGACCCCTCCCAGAAAGGCATCCTGCCGGGGCGGGCGGGGGCACAGTGCCCCGTTCATAAGCGGTCCAAGGATGCCGGCCCATGCACCCTTTAAACGCTCCAGGAGCGGCCTGGAGAGGCCCGGTGTCCTCCAGGCTAGAATGTACCCTCAACTCAGTCAGGCTCACCAGCGAGGCTCCTGGAGCCCTGGCACGCCCCTCACTGGCCCTTCCCCTTCTTGGCCGCCGCCATGGCCCGCCGGATCCTCTCCACCTTGATCTCGGCTACCCTCCGATCTCCCCCGGCATGCGACGAGCACACCCGCGAGCAGTAGCGGACCTTCTGCTGCTTTGCCATGAACGCTGTCCCACACCTGGGACAGACCTTGGCGAAGGGCATCAGTGGTCGAGCCTCCGAATGACCCGTCTCACCTTGCTCTCCGCAGCCGCCAGCGTGGCAAATCCCCCCAAAGAGACCCTCACATTCTTCAGATCGCCGTTCCCGTGGCCACGGCTCATCTGCCTGGACACATAGAACCGACCATCCCGCTTATCCATGTTGACGCTTATGCCATGGCCATATTTGCCGGTCCCATAAGCATGGCTGACAGTGCGGCCTCGACGCCTTCTCTGGTTCTCGGTGTGCGTCACCTCCGCAAGATTCGCCAGCTTGTTATTCAGTGGATCATTATCGAGGTGATCGAGGTGCAACCCCTCAGCCGGCCACCTCCCGTGAGCGGCCAACCAGACGACATGCGAGACCGGGACCGAGACCACACTGCCCTTCCAGCCGATATCCAGGTGGGCCGATACGTACATCCCCTCGAACCTCAAGCTGCCAGTCTTAGGGTCAAGCCGCATCGTATCTAAAACAGCCCTGGTAAAGGCCGGATCACGCTTATTGACAGCCTTTGTTCCCAGCTTGCGACCCATAAAAACCCCCGAATTACATGGCGTTTGGGCCAATCGGACCAGGATAGAAGCCGTCGCTGACGTTTGCCGGCGACAGGAATATCGGGTTGACCCGCTTCACGAGGTTCAACGTCTTCCGCGATCCGTCCCGGGCATACATCTCATCCACATAGTCAAGCCAGTCGTTTTTCATATCCGCGAAGTTGAACCCCTTGATCTCCCAGAATTTCCATTTCAGCCCCTTGATCAACAGGTCGTCATCCAGCAAAGGCGTATCTGTGTCGGTCGTAAAGTTCATTGCAAACGCCGGCATTGGCTCACTAGCCGACCCGGCGACCGCCACACAGTTCTGGCTCATGTACTCGAACACAAGTTGCATGTTGGTAACCAGTTCGAGCGGGCTTGGCCACACCCGAAACTGGCCATTGCTGTAAGGACCCAGCTTGCGGAAATGTCGCCTGGGTCCAGTCACCACAATGCCAGACCGGTGCCACTGGTCCATCTGCGGACTGTCGGGGCCAAGCAACTCCCATCGGTTGGTCCGGTCCCACATCGTCCGGTTCTGAAAGAAATCAAAATCTGGCGGGAATGAAAACGTGTCCTGGGCAAGCTGGAACGTCACCTGGGTCTGATTGACCGTCGCCACCATGTTGAGGGTAAGGATGTTATTACCGAAATCAACCCCAGCAACCCGACACTCGGTCGGGATCGATGGGACATCCGCAACGAATAGCTGAGGCACCAACTGGGGAAAGGTCGCTAGCGGAGGCGAGATATTGATGATCTGGTTGCTGTTCTGTGCCGTATCCCCCACAAAGACACTGGCCGGCGGCACCTCGATAATCATCTCCCATTGGCAGACCGTCCATAACTTCATTCTCCTCAACTCAGTCGTGAGGCCAATGAGAAGATTATAGAGTTGCAGCGTCGATGGATCAGGGTTCCCCACGATGGGAGATGTCTGGGGAATACCAAGCTCCCCCTGGACCTGATTGATGATCTGAAGCAGGGTCTTTGGCATCACTTCTTCCCCTTGACACCGCTCACTGCTTCCATCCCGGCCGCACCCAGGCCCATCACAGCCGGAATGCCGTACTTGCCTATGATCTCAATCGTGCTGGGATCAAATGAGACATAATTGCGGGTCGCACTTGGCGGATTGTGCAGATAGTCCATGATGGTCTTGGCGTGAGCCGCATCCTCCGGCCGGTTCAAGTCCCATATGTCCATTGGATTGTGACCGGCCTTCAGGTTCTCACGCAACGCTCTCATGGCTTGGCCTGGGGTATCGAACCCGAGGTAATCCAGCTTGTTCAACGCCTGGATGACAGGCTTGGGTATCAACCCTCCACCTCCAAGCCGAGACGCTCTGTCGAGATACTTGATGCCGGGTATCCCGGCTGAATCCAAAATATTTGCGGCTTCCGCTGGAGCACCTTCACCATATTTTCTCTCAAGTACCCCTACGAGATACTTCCATATATTCTGACCAGATGCATCTGGTAATTTCCTCGTGAGATCTAGCCTATCCATCACGCCTCTGACATGCGGAGATTGCCTTGTCGTTCCCACATCCCAATCAAGTAATTTCTCCGGGTTCTCGTGTATGTCCAACTCATACATCCTGGCCTTTGGTCCTATCGACAATCCAGTTGGGTCAATCTTATCTAGGTTCCTTCCAAAATGAGCAAACACCCCAGTGGGATCCGTACGTCTCTTTGACATTTCATCCCAGGCTGCACCGAAATCTCCCTCATGCAACCTGTCGCCACGATTAACCAAAACCTTGGCAAGGCTCTGTAGGTCAGGGGTTGGTAACTCAGGGTGCCTCTCATCAATCGGCCTGCCGTTGTAGAACATGTTCCCTTCTTGAACCGGCCTCCTCGAAAACTGCTCGAAATACGAGTCGGCTGTCGGCTTGCCTTGAGCAGAATAAATCCCGTGACCAAATGCCTGATTGCCCTCGCCGGTCCCGACCTTCGACAAGCTGAACGGCCTCTCGCCTATTGATCCAAAATCATGCGGAGACGCATGCCAAGCCCTGATAGGACCAGCCCCGAACGCCACCTCGCCTGGAGCCGCAGCCTTGCCAAGCCCCGGAGCCCCAACCCCGCCCGCTACTGCAAGCAGATCACCGGGATCAGGCTGCTCACCACGAGCAATGGCTCCATAGGCGTTGTACATCCCCCTGATGGGAGCCTTCACAAACGAAAGGGGAGGAATGCTGGTGACCGCCTCGAACTGACTGGGGGCATCACCCTCCATGAAACTGGGAGCACCCCAAGGATCAGCCTTCAAGGCCGCAAGCATCCTCTGGACAGAACCAGCCTGATCCGGTTGAGGCTGGGTCCGACCTAAAGCCTGAGCAACCTCATCCGGCCTCGGCATCTCACGCCGAAAGACCGAACCCTTGGACTGCATTGATTGGCCAGTAGCTCAGCGTCTTGAACGCCGCCAACACAATTCCGGTGTTGCCCGAATACTGCGTCCCGCCAATATTCACCGTGGCATTGAGCGGAGCGTAGATCGTGACGTTGGCATTGACGCCATTGTGAATCGTGAAATCATCCGCAATTTCTGCGGCGAAATCACTTCCACCGAACTGAGGCAGTCTCAAGCTTCCACCGGTTCCAGGCGAGCCGATGAAAACCACAAACTGCTTGCCACCAATCGGGGTAGTCGCAGCCTGATTACCGGTCCCGGCCGCCTGCAAAACAGGACCAGTCCCCGCATTCGCTATCCGAGCGGCTAGTCCTGCCGGCAACCCCATTCCCATCAGTACCTGATCAGTGCTCATTCCCATGCCTCCTTATACCGTCTGCCTCGTGCGAGGACGACGCTGCAATACCAATTCACTTGGGTGATTGGCGGCGATCTGCTCCGACTGGACATCCCCACTGAAGAAACCCGGAGGAGGAGCAATCGATTCCGGGTCGAGAGGACCGACCACCACGTCCTCAGCGGGTCGAAGGATCTCTTCCAACGTCTGCTGACGCGGCGGCTGATGCATCGGAGCCGAGAACGGGAAGGGGTTCGTCTGAGGCGGCTGCTGAATGCCGGTGACAACCTGCTGCCCGATCACTCCCTGGACATGGATCGACTGGTTGGCCAGGGCGTCCGTCAGCTTATTGATCTGGGAAATCAATTCCTGAATCTGATTATCCCGAACCCTCAGTTCCCTTTCCATGTTCTTCTTGTAGGTCTCAAAGGCATGGTGATCGACCCCACGCTTCGCATCCTCCAAGTACCGCTTCGCCTTGTTCTGCCATTCCTGAGCCCCCATACCCATCGAGGCAATGCCGTGAGAATTGACATCTGCCAACTGTTCCACAACGTGAATACCCCAGGACTGAAGGTTACCGACGATGTCCGGCTGATTGGGAAACAAAACGCTGGTAGGTGTTCCATTGGGCAGATCAACCTGATTGTGCAGAAACGCATTCCACTGCCGAGGAAACCGACGCCTGTCGTCATCAAACCCTGTGGTCTTGACAGGCCGCTCGATGATCGTCGTCTGGTCACCAATGTGCTGAATGCGAACGAACGGCACCCTCTCCCAAATCGGCCTGCCTTGCTCAGCCGACTTAGCATCGTTCTTCACCCGCTCCCACCGGAAGGCGACAAGCAGTCCTCGATCACCCTGGTTATATTCCACGGTGCCAACGCCGCTATTCCAGTCCATATTGACCGATGTCGGCCGAGAGAAATCAGGTGCCAAGTCTTCCATTCCAAACCTCCCATTATGCTGCCTTGGCAGCGTCCAGCCACGGTATAGGCGACTTGCCGGCCACTACCCCCTTTAACTCGGTCGCAACCCTCTCCATCACATCAGACCAATCACCAATTCTTTTCTGCCTAAATTGCCTCAACGTTGGATACCAGACAGAATCCTCACGATCACCCAACCAACGCCAGCAACCGTCAAACCGAGAAAGCATCCATGTCGGCTTACCTAATGCCGCAGCCAAATGAACCACAGCAGTATCCACAGAAATCACCATATCAAGATTTTCCACAAGACCAGCAGTCTCGGCAAAATCATCCATTCCGTCATTCAATCCGTCGGCATAATAACTTATCATCATGCCAAACGGAGGCGTCCTGATCTCGTTGACAGGCCCATCCTTCTGAAGACTGACAAAAAGAACATTATCTACAGTACCCAATGAAGCCCACTGTTTCAGTGATGTCGAACGCCTCGCATCGATCTCCAATGCACCACGGTTGCCCTGTCTGGCCAGACCAGACCAGCAAATCCCAACCAAAAGCTTATTTTTGTGATCATAACCCTTGAAGTCGGCGTCTATTCTGTCTTTCCAGACCTTGACGTGATCTGGGTGTGCCGTGAGGAAACTGTGCTGAGACGGAACATTGTCCGGTCGAATCTTTAAAACCCTCGCCAGGGATAACATGGGAGAGCCGTAATCATAGGAACCAACCTTGTCACCACTGGTTACGATCTTCCTCGTTCCACCCAAGGTCCCCATCAATCGTACCAACGGTGCCCTTACTTCCACATCTATAATTGCTTCAGGATACCTGCGTTTAAGCTCCGGGACGAAACAAGCAAAATTAATGGAATCCCCGTACCCCTGCTCAGCATAAATCAATATCGACTTTCCATTGAGATCCTCACCCTCCCATTGCGGAAACGGGAAATTGCGAGGAAATATCTGACCTGACTTCCACCGTATCTCATAATGATCCCACGCCGTATCCCACTCCCCCAACTCAAGCTCAGATATGGACTGGCCAAGCAGGGCGTCTACATAATTACTGCGTAATTCAGCGGCCTTTTTGTATGCATCGATTGAAAGACGAATCTCTCCTCGAATACGATGCAGATTTCCTATGTTGAGCCATGCTTCAGGCACAGTTTCGTTGATATGTATTGACTTGGCAAAGCAATTCATTGCCAGATCTAAAAGCTTATTCGCCTGTGTATGTCTATTTGATCTAAAATAATTCTGAGCGAATGCCATAAAGGCCCCACCCTTATTGCAATAGCATTCCGGTCTATAAGGATTTAATTCAATGGCTTTGTCATAGTTGACGATTGCATCGAAAAAATTTCCCATCTTTTGTAAAGCGATTCCTCGATGAATCCACGCCTCAACGTTCGTAGGGTCTTCAAACAATATTCCTTCAAAGCTGGCAGCGGCCTCCGCACTCCTTTCCTCACGCAGGCACTTGAGTGCATAATCAAAATAATCAATTGGCGTCGATTCGAGAGCCGGCACTACACTATCTCCATTTGAGTGAGGATGGACAACGTCCACCCTCACTTGATCCTTAGTTTGTCGCTCCCACAACCGGGTAATTCAGGACAGCCGTATTCGGTCCGGCCACACTGCCGGCCGCCTGCGAGATCACCATACCGTTGATCTGGTAGGTCGTGCCTACACCAGCACCGGCCGCCGATACCTGACCAGGAACCGTCGCTACCGAATGCAGGGGGGTTGTGTTCGCCGTCGTTGCAGCCGCACAACTCACATTCGGGCAGTTGCCGGCCCGCTGGAGCCAGTAGAAGCTCCCGGTCTGGGTCGTGGACAACGCCGCGACCGTATTGGTCCCAGCCGAGCCACCCTGCACCCCGATCAACTGCCCGGTCGGAGCCGTGGCCACCGTTCCACCCGTGGGAGAGGATAACCACTGTCCCGGGACCGCACTGACCAGACACACGCCACCAGCCGGAACGGCCACGGTCGAGGTAACGAACACCCACTCCGATCCGTCCGTACCCCAGGCAAGCTCGCCAACAAGGAAAGGCGGTGCCGGATACTCGGGAAATAGCGAATCCAGATAGAAAACTTGATTTACGTCGATGCCCGCCTGAGCGGTCGTTGAATAGATAGCCATGTCGTCGTCTCCCGCCGCATTGCGGCTTGCTGTAGGCATAGGCTGAACTTGGTAGGCCTAGGCATAACGGAGACCGACGATTGGTTTCGACGGACCTTCATAGCTTGTCAGATAGCAGGCACGTAATCAAGACCCCTTGGGATCCCAATAGAGCACCCGAAATTTCACCACAGTTCCGCCAATGCCGCTGGTGTTTGGCTCATCGACAAGAAGTATCGAGGCGAGCATTTCTGGTGTGATGTTCCTCGCCTGAATTTCGGTGTTGAGTGCGTCCATATCGGCAGGACAGGAAAACCAGTTGATGATCATGTTCCGCCACCCTGGCCTGCCGGGTTCTGCTCTCGGCCTCTGGTTGCCGCCGCTCCCAGGCCAGCACCAGCCGCAGCAGCACCGGCCGCAAACGGTGCGGCCCAGTTAAGAAGTGGTTTCCTCTGTCGCACAAACCATTTCAATGTATCTTCCGGGTCTTCTCCACGAAGACGAGCCGCAAGCAATATCCGATTATTCAAAGCTTGTGTAGCAGTCCGATTTGGAGGACTTTCCAGCCCAGTCAATCCCGCTGCTCCAGCCCATGCAGCCGACTGACCTTCAGCAGGCTGCAATCCACGAGCCTTTGCTAGTTGAGTATATAAATCCTCAGCAGCGGCGTATTCATTCGGCCTTGGCCTGGATGCCCAGAATATCGGAAAATTCTGAGCTTCATCCATACTCATTCGATTGGTAAGAAACAGCTTCTGTGGACGATAATATAATTTGTCTCCTCGCCTCTCTCCGTACATTGCCTGCATGTTTGATAGCGGTGCGTCTGGACTTTCCAGCTTTTCGCTGATCATCCTCTCAAGGAAATCGGGATCTCCGGTTCTCATCGCAATATTGCGGAATGCATGAGTATCCATCGTTCCAGGGACAAGATTCCCTATCAAATTCTGATAGAATGATGCCGGCTTGGGATTTTGCCTCAAGTTCCATCCCTCTCCGAGCACATTCGTCGCCACGTTTCTTTTGTGAAGGTTCTGTGCAATATGACCATAGGGGTACGGAAGCTTCATCAATTCAATATCGTCCGGTGTTTCACCCAGATGATAATAGAATGATGCATTCCTGGTGTTCATCGGGAAATTCGATCTAGGACTGGTCGCAGCCACATTGTTCATGTAGTTGCGAAACATCTCATCGCCAAAACCTTCACCGTATTTCAAAAACCCCTGCCTGACAGGTTCAGTGTGATACCACTTGTCAGCACCAATATTCATTCCCTCAAGAATGCTTTGATCAACCCCTTCGAGTACATTCGGATTTTCTAAAGCCCTTCTCATCCTGTCAGAAGTCCCCTTCTTTGGGGTATACCTTTTCAGTGCAAATTGTTCAGACGGAGCTGGACCTGGATACTTTGCTATCTCCAGCGGACCAGCATTAGGATCCATTTGACTTATTTCATCCGCTAATTTTCCGGCACGTCTTCCGTAAGCGGCCTTCTCACTCTTACCGGAAATAATAGGAATACCCTGCTCATTGAAATTAAAAGTTCTGGGCTGACGTATACGCATAAGCCCAGACCCCAGTGCCATCTCTCCAGTACCCGCAGGCGAAGCCCCTAATCCGCCTCCCGCCGTCGTCGCAGCGATGTTTAACGCATTCCCGATAGCAGCCTGCGTCCGGGGATCATCCTTATCAGAGAAGCTTGGAGGATACGGATGATGGAACGGGTAAGTCGCCATGTCGTAAAGTTGTCCGAGCCGCTCTCCCCCAATCGTGCCGAGAGCTTGTCCCACGGCACCTAGCACCGTCGGTCTGCCTCCACTGATGTCGGGAGCTTCCGGCGATGCCGATTGATCAGCGGGATTGGCCGGCTGACGATTACGAAGGGCCGCAATCACGTCAGATATGCTAGCCATCGACCACCCCCAATGCGACCTCCCTCCCCCTGCGGATGGTCAGGGAGAGGGAGTCCCAGAGCAATCCTCAAGCCGCGAGGAGACCCTGGAGGAAGGCGTTCGAAAGCGTCAGGTTACCCATCCAGCCAAGCAACCGGATCATGGCGTCCTGATTGATCGAGAAACGATCAGGATCGAGAGGCACCATGTTCCGCCGGCTATGGGGCCGCCAGTGAAGATACTTGGTATTGATGAAGAACCCAGTGGTCGAAGGCACGCCACCGACCGCACTGCCGCCCGAAATTTCCGGCGGGAGAGGATCAGTCGCAAGACCCTGGAAGCCACCGTCCAGTACCACATCACTGTTCATGTACTTCAAGGTCTGATACCCAAGCCCGACGAAATCCGGTGCGTCAGACTGCACCCTCTGGATAGCCTGCAACGATTGCAGGAAATACCGGTAGAGCACGTTGTCGAACAGGATCAGGTCGGGATAATCCCGGCCACGCACCAGCAGCACATAGAGAGCGTCCATCTGCGACTGGATCGTGGAGGGGGACAGAGCAGTCGAGCCGTTGGTCGTGGCGGACCATCTCTGATTCTGCCAGAACGTCCAGGCCGACCGGGAAATGCCGCCAACCGTTCCGGTGGCTGGCGAGTTCGAGATCAGCAACTGAAGACCGCCGATTGAGTTGGCAACACTGCCATCACCGTAGAAACCGTTGCTGAGGCCGTTCATGAACGTGTCCTCGGCATTGGCAACCCGGCTCTCAAGCAGATCGATGATCGCCTCCTCGCCCGAGTTCTGAAGTTCCTCCAGACCCGAGATCGAGACAGCGACCGCCGCCTGACGCCACGGGAACTCCGCAGCGGAGAAGACCTGAGAGGGTGCGATATTCAGGGTCGAATAACCCGAATACCATTGGAAAGTTTGATTGTTCGCATAATTAAGCTCTTGAACAATCGTCCTTCCACCAGAAACTGGTTTCACATTGCCACGACGAGAAATTCGGACAAGCCCAGCATTATTGCGGCTCATGTTCGATCTGTTACCGTCGGCCTGTTTATGACCGACATCTGGCTGATTTCCAGCCAGTCCAGACTATATCATTGCCTAGCCAATCTACGAGCCGCAGCATCGGCCTTTTTCTTTGCGTTCGTCTTCTCTCTGCCACGAGCCAACGCAGCTAATCTAGCTTGGCGTATTTCTGGGATTTGCCACTGAGCCAAATTATTGGCTCGCTGCTTATCCCTTAGCTCTTGGTCAGTCTTCCAGCGTTTTAGTGCCTTGGACCTTCCAGCAGAAAGAGCCGACAGCATCTTATCCGTAGGGTTCGAGTTAGTTTTTTCTCTACCCCTGTTAAGGCCAGCTATTCGCTTAGCCCTGAACTCCGGATCCCGCCATCGATATAACAAACGCTTAGAATTGCCCTTACGGTTTATCGGTTCAACAAGATGCTTAACACGCTCACTCTTCTCGTCTTCCGATAGATTGTCCCAATAAATCTTGTGACCATCAACGTTGGGACAAGGATACTTCCCTCTCTTGGCATGCTGAAGGTTGTACCCATTCACACCGTTAGACTGCAACTCTTCGATCCACCACTGTTCCCTTTTCGCAAGCCACCTGATGCTACAGTGCTCTAAGACGGAAAACTCAAAGCTATGCTCTCCGTACTTATTCCAGGCACTCTGCAAGTGCCTATTCGGATGGTCTCCACGCTTGAGAGCCCAAATGTGCTCCCGAATACGCTTCAACACATTCACTGAAGATCCAACGTATACCTTGTGAGTAACGTTGTTGGCTACGGAATAGATCCCAGCGTGATCTGTAGGCATAGGCACCGGGCACTCGTGGGGCCGATTATCGTCGGGGTCTCACAGCCCTAGTCGTTGAACCTTCCAAGCTACTTGTCCCCAGCTTGGCTTGGCTGCTGATTGTCCAATCTCCGATCTTTTCGACCGTCGCACTCGCCCTCTCGGACCATGCTGTGGTGATCGAAGCTCTAAGGAGTTCCCAGCAATTCACCCGGTTTATAGCGGACTTAAACTTAATCCGCAAGCTCACCCGTTCTCGACCGCAGCGTCGTCGTCACGACTTCGCTGAGATTTGGGAACGCCACGACAATCTCCTTTCGTGGCAAATAGGCATTGATTGGGGATCTCGGCCGCCGTCTCGGTAGCGTCCATGAGCGGATTGTGGCCGCCCTGGCTTCGCTCGAACAGGCCCACCGTGCTCAGGTCGGTCGCCCCCTGGCCGAGCCGTTTGTAGTCGGCTCCAAGCTCAGGATAGACCACCGGCCCTTGTGGGGCCGGCACGGTTGCAGACTATGCCTTGGAAACAGGCCGTGTCAATTCCAACGTCAATTGCTCAACAACCTGCTTAATATCTTGAATTGGAAATTCCAATTTTCTGGGTTGCCACCAACCCTCACCCTCCAATTTCCTGAGAGCCTTATTAATTGCCTTAAAATCATCGGCAATAAACATGATAATTCCCCGGATTAAACACGTGCTCCCCGGTTCTCGTTGACTTGCTGCATAGCCTGAACAATCGAGTCCCTGACACTGGTGGGGGCCTTCTGCTCCCCAGGTCTCCGCTGAGGAGTCGTCCCTGGAGCCCCGGGCCTCACAGACGCAGAGGCCCGCCGAGCCCGATCCGCCTCAGCCCTCCGCTGATCCTGCACCCGCTTCTCCTCGGCCGCTTGCTGGGCGGCTTGCTGAGCCGCCGCTTGCTGAGCTTGCTGATGCTCGTAATCCCGCTGCTCCTGCTGAATCCTCTGCCGAACCTCCGGGTGTTGCCAGACCGCCTCCCCATAGAGCTTGTCGAGATCGACCTCACCGTACCGGTCGAGGAACCTGCCGGCCGTGCCGCTCTGATCCGCCCCGATCAGAATCTCCCGCATGAGGGGCCGCACCGCCGCGAAATACGGCTTGTCGTCACCCCACCTCTCGACCTGAGTTTCGGTCTGCCGCTGCTTGCTCTGGGCGTTCTGCTGCTCCCAGGCCGCCAATCGCTGATTGACCTGATTGAGTTGGTCGCTGAATGGATTGATCTGTTGCTGGAAATACGGATTGATCGCCTCGACCAGCGGCTTGATCTCGTCCGGCACCCCGGTCACTTGCTGCTGAGCCGGCTGCTGCGGTCCCCCACCCACAAGCGGCTGACGCGGATCGAGCCCGAACATGGCCATCAGCCGGACCATGCTCTGGGCCGGATTACTCTGGAGATCCCGATGCCACTGGAGCAGTCGCTGCACCCCTATGTGGGGGTCCACGCCGGCCCGCCGGATGTCCTCCATGTAGGGTCGCACCGCATCCCCAAGCTGCCGGTGAGCTTGGATCTCCAGGCCGTACCTCTGCTTGAGTTGCTCGACGCCGGCCGCCATCTCCTGCTCACGTCGCAGCGTGGCCTGCCGTACAGGCTCAGGGAGCCCCGCCCATGCGTCTTTAGCTTCCCTGGCCCACCCGGCAGGGGGCTCTGACCTGGGCTCACCAGCGGGGCTCGCAGGGGCCGCAGCGGGCCTCTCAGCCTGGGCCGGCTGCTCTTGCCGCTGACCCCTGGTGCCGGCTCCGTCAGCCTCCTCCGGGGCAGACCTCGTAAACCGACCCTGACGGTCCCGGCCGGCGTCACGGTTCAGATCTTCGATGGTTCTGGTAAGTGCTCGCCGGATCGAAGGTCGAGCCCGCTCGCCAACTTCCTTGTCGCCACCGTCGGCCCCGAGAGGATCCCTGGATGCCGGCTCGTCCCTGCCCCCACCTCCATCGTCGTCCGTCGGTGGGGGCGGCGGTGCCGATCCAGATTCCTCGCCACCCCCGGTGCCCAGACCCTCCGCTGCCATCAGGGGCAGATAGTCCTCAAGCAGGCTATGCATATGCGTGTCCCTTTGTTGATAGGCATGGGCATAGGCATAGGCTCAGTCCTCGAAATGAGACGGATGCGGTCTGTAACCTCGTCCGGCTCGAACATCTTCGATTGCTCGCTTTATCGCCTCGACACGCCGTTCCTTGGCGTCTCTCTTTTCCGACAGCGATGCCTTCCTTGGTTGTCCAAGCTCGACTTGATTTTTGTCGTAGTCATTCCCGACCTCGACGTAGTTATTGTCCCTCAAAAATTCGCGGTGTCGAGACCGGCTGCTGATATTGACCCGCTTACCATCATTCGCGACATCACCCGCAACCGTTCGATATTCCTCGATGTCACCCACCACGTAGGGGCCAGTCTCACGCTCCTCAAAATAATTGTCACCGATCTCGACAGTGCGATCAAGGTCAGGGTCGTACCGAAATCTCCTCCGCATTTTTCCAGCGTCCGCCGTATCTCCCAACTTTCTCAACCTTATCACCCCAACGTGGCTTGCGTCCACGCCAAGTTAATTTGATCCCACGTCTTTTTTTACCAAGACGTTTTTTCTTTTTCACGACACATCAAGCCGCCCCTGACATAACCTGACCGGGCGATGGAGGTGGAGGATTCCTCAATTTCTCAATCTCCAACTGCAATTTTAATTTCTGAACCTCGAGTTCCGAGGCCCGTATCTGCTGTTCCATCTGCCGCATCTGAATATCCATCTGCTTGCCGGCAAGCTCAGCCTGCGAGTTCATCATCTCGGCTCTGCTGTCGATCTGCTGCCTCTGAACCTCTGCCTGAGACTGCATGGCCCGGGCCTGACTCTCGGCCTGACCATGCTGGATCTCAGCTTGGGTCTTCGCCATGTCGGCCTGGGCCTTCTGGGCATCAGCCGCGTGAGCTTGCTGGGCGATCTGGGCTTTCATTTGCAATTGCTGCCCCTCACCCTGGGCCTTAGCCATATCGACATGAGCCCGCATCATGTCAGCCTGGGCACGCATCTCTAGAGGATTAGGCTTGCTCTGAGCCTGAGCGGCCTGCATCTTGGCCATGTTCTCGGCCTCTTCGCAAAACTGCTCGATGGCTGACTCCAAGTCTCGACCGACCCGGAAACCCCTCACCCCAAATTGCAACAGCTTGCCAAGCAACGGTGCAGCCTGCGGCACCTGCATGGCCATCTGTCCGGCCGTCTGAAGATATTTGGTGACGGCACCGATAAATTCGACCCGGTCCTGTTTTTCCTGAGCTTGATCCCCAAAGACCGTCGAGTCCACCTCGATATCAATGCGAAAACCTCGGATGTGGTCCGACCGCAGGAGATCGATGGACCGGGCGATCCTCACCATGGCTCTGATCAGCTTGGCTGGATCGCTCTGTCCGATCATGTCTTGTGGTTGAAGCATCCCGGGCGGCCCGCCAGGAGGGGCTCCAGGCATCCCCGGCATCGGCATCCCCGGAGGTGGCATACCGGGCATCCCTGGAGGCATTCCAGGCATCGGCATACCCGGTGGCATCCCGGGTCGCATCATCCCTGGAGGCATACCAGGAGGCGGCATCCCAGGCACGCCAGGAGGCCCACCCATTGGTGGACGCATCCCAGGCGGCATGCCGGGCGGCGGCATCCCTGGACGCATCCCTGGGGCTCCTGGGGGCATTCCAGGGGGAGGTAGTCCTGGCCTAGGCGGCATCCCTCCAGGCGGTGCCCCTGGGGGTGGCAGAGCACCAGCGGGTCCGCCGGGTGGCATGCCCGGTGGCGGCAAGCCTGGAGGCCCCCCAGGAGGTGGCATCCCAGGTGGCCCCATCCCCGGAGGCCCGCCGGCCCCAGGCGGGGGCAGAGGAGCATGCAACGGCTCCGCTGCGGCCCCAAACCCCAAAAAGCTCACGTCGTCGGGGCCGAGCCCCTCCTCGTACAAGGCCCCTGAGGCCTCAATCAGTGACCTCGGAGAGAAATGCTTGCACATTATTTCCGCGATCAGACAAATAATTTCCTTCGCAAAATTGGCGACACGTACCTGCTTCTGATGCAGCCTCGACCCGGTGGAATTGGTCTTGATCCGCTGAGCCCCGAGCGTCTCACGGGAATCGGTAGTCCCCCTTAGAATATCGGTAATGCCGGAAACGCGGTCGCATTCGGCCTGGACCCGCTCCTTGACTTGCATAAGCTCGTTGAGGACGCCGATGATGTCCTTCAACGGCAACAAGCTTATCTGACCCTGAATCCCACCCTTCTCGGCAAAGACCGCCCATTGATCGACCGGAATCAATTCGTTCTCGACACTCTCATCGAGCAACCTCGCAATCTCGGTCGAGGCCGCATTGTACGTGCCGGCGATCTTGCACGCCTTCGCTAGCTGACTGATCCTCTGCGTAAGCTCATCCAGCATCACAGCCTGATCCTGATACTGGACGTAGTCCGGCACCGGGATCATCGTGCTGTTTGTGGGATTTGCCGTCAGCGGCGGCGGGCATGGAAAAAATCTCTCCAAGCCGTATGGATCATCTTTTCGATCACACAGATAACTGTAACCAATCGCAACCCAGTAGACGGCCCGCGTGTCCAAGTCCCATATCTCGTAGACCTCGCCCTTCGCGTCATCCTCATCCTGCACGCGGCGATTTTCATTTTGATTCCGCTTATCGCGATCATCAGTCTGGAGCGGAATGTCCTCACCGATCTCCTCGCCAAATCGCTTCTTCATTTCACTGCGGCTCATGTAGCACCGCTTGCCGACCGCTCGAACTTCCCGCCACTTTCGAGCCTTGGAGGGAAACATGTAGAAATCGAGCCACGGCACGTAATCGACCGGCACGCTCTCCCGCAGGATGACGCTGCCGGTCTCACCGACCTTTATTTCCTCCTCGGTATCCTCATCGCCCTCCCCATCCTCACCAACGATATCCCCCTCGTCATCTCTTATGTCGTTCTGGGTCTCGATGGGAATCGAAATCCCCGGGCCGAACTCAGGTTCGTACCTGACCCAACACTGCCCACGTCCTCCTAAGAGGTAATCCAAAACGCAACTGGCAACGCTCTCGTTGTATTCGTTAATCTCAATCTCATTACGCAATGCCCGCTCGATGATCTGGGCCGCCCCTCGACCGACAGGATCCTTGTCCTGAAACCGCCTCTCCGCAATAGGAACCGGACAACGTCCATACAGGGACGGGTAAAGGATCTGAATGTTGGCGTAGAAAATATTCGCACGCCTCTGCCCCTCCTCGTCGACCCGGTTACGCTCGTCCCGGTATCGCTTCTCAATCGCCTTGGCTCGCTTCACCCACCGCTTCTGCTCATCGTCCACCTTGTCAATCTGCCCAAGCCAGTACTTGGCCAGCCGGCGGGATTCATCCCCACCGTCCTTGCCGGCAAGCTGATCGAGATCGATACCAGACGGTCCCCGGCCTGGAGATTCATCTTGCCCCGGTTCCCCATAGTCAGTACCGGCATCGTCGGTGGACTGATCGCTGTCCAAGAACGCCATCTGCGTCACTCTCAGTTAAAATGCCCATACGCAAAGCCATTGCCATTTCCGACATAGACCCAACCATAGTTGACTTGATCAGCCTGGATGTCTGAGAACCCACTCATCCAACCTAATGGATAGTCCCCAATCTTGGTCCACGTATTGCCCCCAGAACAAGCTCCATTGACACCATTATTTGCATCGTCGGTAGACCGCCAGATCCCGAACGTCGAGGTGCTTTGAACCGGGCCGTTCCAACCGATGTAATAGATCGCCTGATAATTCTTACCCGGTGCGGGTGCCCCGAAACCGAGGGCGATAGGCTCCCAGATGTTGGCCACGGTCGAAAACGTGTTTCCACCATCACAGGATCGTTGCAACTGCGTGCTGGCCGGGTGCCCAGCAAGAGCACTTCCAAGTGGACCGGCCCCGTAAAACAAATGCCCAGCCTGCCCAGGCACGGTACGCAGGAAATCATTATCGCCGCTAGCAGGAAATATCGTACTATTGACGAGCGTCGGCGTCCCGCAATTGGAAACGGTATAAAGACCAGTATGATAATTATAGATATAGAACTTGTTTGGCGTCACACGATCCGGGGATGCCACGTGTTTCTGAAGATAATAGGCAAAACCCCATCCCGTGTCCGTTGTCGATGCTCCAAATGCAGTTGCGGTTCCGGGATTGGCATAGGTCGTGCTGTTTGTCGTTCCCGTCAACGTAAACGTGTTGCCAGAAGCAGTCGTAAGAGTACCGCTCACATTGTACCCTGATGGAGCATTCCCGAGAATGCCAACCCCGCTTCCAGGCGTCATATTATGATTGCTGGCCGTCGTATAACTGAGAGTCCCGTTGTTGGCCGATGTCCATGAAGCAGCCGTTATCCGCACCCCGACCGGCGTCGCTATACCAGCCGAAATATCCGTCCACGTCTGGCCGCCATCCGTTGTGCAATACGGAAAATTATTATTTGATGAAACACGAATGATATTACTGCCAGTCGAGGTCGCAATGCCTCCCCCTTGCGGCACTTGAACCTTGATCACCCCGCCGCTGGTCCAGGGATGCACGAATGTTGAGCCGTTCAATATGACCGTGCCAGGATTATTATTATCGCCACCTGACACAGAACTGGTAATCCAGCATCCGTTTGCCTCAGTAGTCCCCGCCACACCGGATACGCAAGCCATCACCCCATTGTTGATCTGATATTGCTGCGAAACGAACGATAGCTGAATGTTACCACCGCTGTTCGCCGCCCCCACGACGTTATTGAGAGCCCCATAGCTAGTCAGTGCATTCGTTGGCACATAAATCAGATAATTACCGCCGGTTCCCGACGTACCGGAAGTATAGGTCGAGGTCTGCAAATCGATGTGCGTACTGTCAACGACCGTCACCGGGTAATAGGCAAATCCAGGGATGGTCCCTCCCCCAGTGTGGTATGCACTCGGACCCCCAGGCGTAAGCTCCACCAAGACCACAATCGAGCCGCTGCCGGCCGCCCACGTCGTCAATCCGGTCGTGGATGGCACCGTGACCCGGATCAGCCCGCTGCCGTTGTTTGCCGTCGCCGTCGCAGAGACCCTGTACCCCCACGAGTTGAACGGCATCCACGTCGTGCCGCCATTCTGCGAGCAGCCGGAAAAGTCGGGATCTCCCGCCCAGGCGTTGGCCACACAGATTGTCGATGGGGAGGATACGACCCAGTCAAGATCCCACCCGGCCATGATGGATGGAGCCATGGTCGTCTCGACCAAAGAACTGGGATAGACGTTGGGGTTGGTCAATGTCGCAAGCTGCCGGTCCCACACGCCGACAACCGGGATGCTATTCGGAACGACTAAATGATTAGAAATAAGCTGTTCGATCCCGGCCGTTTGCGATGTCCAAGTGACATTCCCAGCGACAGTCGGCGGATTGGTATACCAGACACCGATCCCCTGCGAGAAATACAGTAGATTGCTGCCGGTAGGATCGAATGCAATGTCACCGGCCGACATATAACTTTCGTTTACAACAGCAAGCCACGGCACATCCGTAGCGGCACGCAATGACGTACTGAACCCGGTCCACGTTGAGCCATTCCAGACGTTGATTGCACCTCCGGTATTGATCCCCACGATATGATTGACGTTGGCCGGATCGACAGCGACGGAATGATACGAGGCTGTCGAGCCCACGTTGGTCCACGTCCCGGCCGTGCCACCGGTATAGGACCAGAGATTAGTGTCATTCGGTGCATAGCCATCGACAAGCCAGACCACACCTCCGGTTGGAGCTACGACCATATGCTGACATCCGGTAGGCGAGCTTGCCACCAAGGACCAAGACGAACCGGCATTGACACTCACATAGAGACCGGCACTGTTGTTGACATAAATTCGGTTAGTTGCCCCTCCTGTCGTTCCAGACGACGGGTCAAAGGCGATCCTGTATCCGGTTGGATTGCCGCTGGGATCGTTGCTGGCCGTAGGAATGACGCTGGACGACACTTGCGTCCAACTCGTCCCTCCATTGATGGTGAACCACAGTCCATTGTTGTCACTGCCGGCATAGACGATGCTGGGATTGGCCGGATCGATAGCCAACTTATGCCCCGTGTATCGCTGGGCACTGTTGTTGCTGTACATCGTAGCCGAGGGAAAGGCCGTCAACGTGAAAGTGCTTCCCTTGTTGGTCGATTTGAATATTTGGCCGGCATAAGCCATATAAATGACGCTGGAATTGGACGGAGCCGATGATATCTCGTAAACGCCCCCTCCATTGCCGAGACCATTCTGGTTGATCCCTGAAGGAGGAGCGTAGCCGAAATTAGCCGCCGGCATGGCAGACTGGGTTACCAGTTGCTGCCACTGCGACCCGGTCCACAGGTAGGCTCCATAGGTATCGGTGCGAACCAGCTTGGTTCCATCGGGATTGATGTCGATGCCGGTGACGTACCCACCTCCCCCCATCTTGAGCGGAAGCCATGTGTTAAGGGGAACAGAACTGCTATTAGCCTGGAATGGTGCCCACGTTCCCGCCTGCACGAGGGCAGGCAGCAGCACCATGATCGCCAAAAGCATCCATCTCAGTGCCATGACGCCGCAGCCATTCCCATTGCGAAATTATAGTTACCCCCGGAACCAGATACAGATGGAGTTCCGGTCGTCGTCATCTTCGCTACGAGAAGCTGATGAACGGACGTGTATGTCAAGTTGAGCAAGCCAATTCCTGTGTTCCATACCGGTGTAGTAACCACGCTTAGCGAGCAAGCATTGACGACACCAAACCCACCGCTTACCACTGTAAGAGGAGAAGATGTTGTTTGGGGATCAGCCTGATTGCCATATGCCTCTGTTGCCGTGCTGTCGGGCGTCGAGGATGCAAGATTTTGCATATAGACGGCAGCAGCCCCCAGATAGGCAAATGAATTTGCATTGGTGATAGAAAACGTATCTGGAGAAGACGAAGACATGACCGCATAATATACTGCCACTCCCGTCGTTGGGCTTCCAGCAGCAAGCGTAGCGGAAACTCCTCCTATTTGAGGAGAAACAAAGGCTACATTATCGGAATTACACGTCGAAACAGCCACAAGAGCCCCGGCAGGCCAGTTAACACCGCTGTTCATGCCCGTCCATGTATATCCTGCCGCATAGCTGTTGCTGAAGATCGAGCCTGTTCCAACCGTAAGCGAGGGAGGAGGGGGAGCTATGCCAAAGTTCGCCCCTACCCATCCAGAACCACCTGTCGAAACAAATGTCTCGGTAACAGTCGCACTTGCCGTTGCGTGTGCCAGGGAATTGACCACCGGAACGGAATCAGCACTTGTATCTTGATTATCATAATCCTTCGTTGCATTTGTCCACGTTGATACAGAAGTAGAACCAGAATAATCACCAACGCCACATTGAACCCCAACTCCATTCGTAGGTACCGTAACCGTACCAGAATTATTATTTGAATAAGAATTTGGATAGCCGGGAGGAACGCTATTGATCGTTGACACCAATGACGTTGTCGAGCTTCCGGTTATCTTCCCCAACGTCAAAACCATTTCGTTAATGTAGCTTGTGCCCCCACTGGCAGTGACAGAGACTGTTCCGCTCGTTCCGGTAGGCACACTCGCATACCAAATAGCATTTCCACGTTGCGTAGTCGGATATAAGTCTGCCGCCAACGACGCCGATACACCACCAATGCTGACGGCACTTACATCAGCCCGAGAATCTCCTACAGCCCCCTCCCAGGCGAGACATGCCACCAGCACCCGTGTCGAATCAGCCGCTCCGAAATTAACCCCGGAAAATACCATCGGGCTGGTAAGCCCTCCTCCCGTGATGGGAGTCGGATTGGCAACCGCAGTCCACGTCAATGACCCACCACCCCCTCCACCTCCTCCATATCCACCCGCACCAATACCAACCATCGTAAGCTGAGCCGTGGCGGCCTTCAGCAGCACGAGCCCCAGGAGGATCGCAACTATAGCTAAACGAACAATCACGGTCAGTTCCAATCAATGTTTACAGCAACAGTGTTTGCCGTCAGAGCCGTCGTATCGGCATCCGTAATCCCTCCCGTAACACAGTAGCCGATCCCGTTCGTAAATTTGATTGGAGATGGAAAGGTAATGTTCGAGCCACCGCCGTTCGCCGCCGTAGATGCAACCGGGATCAGTAACCGCTTGACCGGCGTTCCCGATCCGCACGTGGGAGCCGTGGCCGAATCATAAAGCTTTAACCAAGCAGCCCCCGACGCAATGGTCCCAAGCTCGATGCTATTGATCTGTCCCGCACTGGCCTTGAGATTGACCCCCGCAGGAGTAGCCGGTGCAATCGCATTGCCAGGAGTAGAGACCGCCGGAATGACAGGCGAAGAATTTGCCGGCGTGTTGGGACCGGGCGTCGTCGCATTATTGACATTCACATTGAGAGCACCGGAGGTCGAACCGATGGCGTTACCGGAGCCGTCCTGCGTTCTCATGGACCACGTGCCGTTCTGATTGGCATTGACCAGCCAGGGTGTCGTATTCGCCGTATTCCCAGGTTGCATCGTCCAGGTGCCGGACTGCGTCACTGCCGGCGTCCCGGTGATCCCCACGTTCCAAGTGCCGGACTGCGATACAGCCGGCGTGTTGGTCACGCTTGCGTTGACGTTGAGTGCCGCCACGGCACCAGGAGCCGTCCCATACGTCCCCACCGTGGCACACGTGGCCAATGCCGCCCCATCACAGACACCCACCATAGGCCCAAAAAACCCCGAGCCGTTGGTAATCACTGTATAAGTCTGCGTCGCTCCAGTGGAATCCTTGACGGTAATCGTACCTGTCCCGGCGAGAGCCTGGGTAGACACTGATACCAGCAAGGCATAGGCCAACCCCAGCTTCCGCATCGTCTTAGTCCTTGTGCTCGATCCCTTTATTTGACTTGGGTGCGGTCGAGTCATCTTTCTGCTCAACCACAGTATTAGCCTTCTGCAAAATCTCGATGACCCGATTGACCTGGGGCAGGATGTTTATTCCCTGATTCTTGAGAGCTGCATCGAGCACTTGCATGATATCCTGCCGATGCTGATCGTCCGCAATGATCGCCACGTCCCTGGCCACCGCATAGACCGTACTGATCAACAAAAACACCGCAGCCAGGATCATCCTCATGGAAACACCTGTGCGATATATGCGACGTTGCAGAAGATCGAGAAATTCAACTGACCATTGGCTCCGACACACACCGACAGCCCATAAAAATTCTGCTGATTGGACGCAAGAGCCCCAGCATCACTCGGCGTCAACGACCCTCCTAGAATGCCAAGCTCGCACGACATCGCATTCAACCCAGTCGTAGCACCCTGACCCATCGCCAGCGTCGTAGCAGAGTAAGCATTAGCTCCAATTGTTGATCCCGCCAACGTCTGACTGCTATCCACAAATACCGAACTGGAGGCCGCATTGGCCACATACCCCAGAGCATGATAAGCACTGTCCCCCGCCCCTGTAGTCAAATCAGTGCCACCCGCATATAGATCGATCAGATTCACTCCTACCCCATACCCCATCCTCACGGCACCACCAGTAATATTGGAAATCAAACTTGAGGCAGTCGTCGTCTGACCAGTGCGATTCGCAACCGCTGACATCGAAAATGGCTGAGCCTGAGTGAACGTGTTAGTCGAGGTCAGAATACCACCAGTCGTCGTCGCCAGGATCTGCATGCAAGCCTTGGAATTGGTGGCGTTAAGAATAAGCCTCGGCCTGCTCCCAGTCCCCGCATGCGTATTGGTGATGTTGCACGCCGTCCCAGTTCCCACACACGCCGTCCCGACCTGATCGTAGAGCGTGGCGATCTCACACCCGCTGGCACACGTTGTCGCCAACGGATTGATGGTCTGGTTCATCACCCCATTGATAGAGCATGTCACCAGCGTCTCGGTCGTGCTGCCAGTCGCAGCATCCCACACATCCATGACGTTGCCAGTGTAAGCCTTATTGTAGCAACGGCTCGTTGAATAGAAGACCTTCCACGTCTCCGAAATGACTATGTCGCCAGGGCAAGTCGGAGAGCACCCGGAGATAGCCCCGGTCTTGCTCGATCCCCCAAAGGTCTGGGTCATCTGGGCCGAGGACGGCTCAGCCGTCAGTACCAGCCCAAGGATCAACCCCGACACCCACCTCATCAGAATATGACCGCATAGCTGATCCTGGCCTGATGAGCCTGACCAGCCGAGGAGGTGACGCATAATGCCTTCTGAATCGGAAGATAGAGACCGTTGAAATTGGCGATTGGCTCGACAATTCCCCCGTTCGCGGCAAGCTGCCAAGCCGGCGTCACCTTGGTATTGCCGGTTCCGCAGTTGGTTCCGGTCCCATAAGTCAGCCCCACATTGACGGCATTCGTCCCGGCCATCAATGCATAGGAGCAGATATAGATTGCTCCAGACGACTGCGATGGAGCCGGGACTACCTGAATATTCCCGCTGTCAGAGGCATCGTAGAACGCCGAGGCCGTACAGTAGATCGGCTTGCCGGCCTGAGCCTCGATGCGAGGAGAGGAATACGTATACGCAAATACAAAAGCTCCAGCACCAATCGCCAATGCCACCCAAAATTCTGGGTCGTGAACGCGAATCTTCATCCCCCGCTCCCACAAATATGCGGTTAGGTTGGGGAGACTGTATCACTCCAATCCTGGCCTGTCACCCAAGCATTCGTTTGGTTTTCTTGAGTAGCTCCTCGCTATGATCTGCGAGTTTTTTTGCATCAATTATAATTTTATCGATTCCTGAAATTATTTCTTCCGCTGGTTTTAATTCCGCTCTTTCCTCAGCCTCTTTGGCTCGCTGACGACGCTTGCGTTCTACATCCGTCATAGCCCGCTTGCCAATCGGCTTCCGCCCCCGCTTCATCACTCCTGCTCCAGTTCCTCACGCATCTGGCGAACCTCTTCACACGTCTGAATCACGGTAACGACCTTTCCATCCGCCATATGAAGCAAGCACTTTACCGACGGATGGAAATGCTCATTCCCCCTTGGCGGCCGGGTCGTCACAATATGTGGCGTCTGAATTTCAATCGTCTGGTTGTCGGGGCCGGTCAGAACCAGCCACGCCGCCAACACTATCTCTCCGGTCATCTTTCATCGGTTGAAGGCGTTGTGGGCCGGGACGCCTGTCGTCCCAACTCGACGCACTCCCACACCATGGGCAGAAGCTCCAGATGGCGTCCACCCGGTTATTGCACTTGTCGCACCTGGGCTCACCCTGGTGCTTTGGCGGAACCTTCAGCGGATTTTCCATCTCACCCTCCAAAACACGTGGGGGGAGCAGTAGCGACGAAGCCTGCTCCCCCCTTACCGGCCGCGTGTACGACCGTTCCGGCGGTAGAGCGGCACAGAGGAGGCCGCCCTCGCAAAGCCACCGGAACTCCCGCTCCCTACGTTCTAGTCAAGTCTCGCATCCTCGCCCAGTCACGTAGTGCCATAGCCAACTCGAACGCATCGACCTTGCCGTGAAGCTTACCGGCAGCAAGCTCTTCACATAGCTGCATCATATCATCGAACCAAATACGAGAAAAATAATCTCGGAGGCCGCTCAGCCCGTCGGCGTGCCCATGTGCCTGTAACTCATTCTTGTAGGCATCCGCTGCGGTCTGCAATGCCCGACCTCGGTTTTCCATCCGGTTATTGATGACATCGCTGAAACTTTCGGCGTCAATATCAACCATACACATCCCTCTGTTTACACGTGGGGAGGAAGGTGTTGGGGCTTCCGCACTCGGTAGCTCGCCCCCCCTCCCCCTAAGTAGGATCCCGTGTAAGACCCCTCCGACAGATTATGGCCCATTGGGTATCTTGGTCGATATGCTGTCGGAACTCCTCCACTGTCACGAAAATCACTCAGCGTCAACCGGGCGACCCCCAGTGTTCGCGACAACGCGGGCTAGGAACTCCCTCAGCCTCGCCTTGGAGGCCCCAGCCTCCGGTAGAGGAACCGGCACTGGCACCGGCAGTACCGGCTCAGGGGGCTCAGGAAGGGGCCTGGGGGCCTCGTGGAGAGATCCGATCTCGGACGGTCGAGCCCCAACCCTCAACGCCTCCCAGGCCTCCCTGACCCGCTCCTGGGTCTCGGCCGAGGCGTGCTTGGGCCGGTGGACCTTGTCCTTGTAGCCAAGAGCCCGCGACCGCCACGCAAGGGAGCACCCAGGCCACCCATGATGCAGCACATCGATTACAAACCATCGATGATGGTGCCTGAGAAGAGCTTCAGGATCGTGGTTCAAAACCTTCGCGACCGCAATCACAGCAACCGCGATATCGTGGGCGTCCGGTCCATTTTTCACTTACAGCACTGAGACCTTTGTAGCCTGCATCCGCCCGTCCTTTTTTCCAGGGCCGATGGCAAACTCGATCTCATCCCCTTTCTCGATAAGGCAGGGTTCGAGGTGCTTGATCGTTGAGATGTGAATAAACACATCCGGCCGACCACTCACCTCAATAAACCCGTACCCCTTGCTTGGATCAAACCACTTTACCGTCCCAGTTATTCTCTGCTCGATTTCCATGTGCGTGGACCCCGGAAAGGCATCGCCCACCTCATTAGACAGGCGAACCAATCAAAGGTCAACGAATGAAGTTGCCAGTCCTAGCTGGAGCATTTGGAATCTTGTCGAGCATTTCTTTTGTTATGCCACGTTGCTCGAAATATTCCAAAGCCCGCTTCTTCAATTCCTCCTCTCGCGTGATGCCCGCCGTTTTTGAATGCATGCCAGCGAGAAGCTCCGCGAATTTCTTCTTTACTCTCTCCCGCTCCTCCTCCGTTATCGGTGGAACCGCAGGCAAGGCCCGCAGGATATTGCCGATCTGGATAGCCTCCTCCAGAAACTGAGCCTTATATTCCTTGCACGCCGATTGCACCTGTATAGTCGATGGAGCATATGTCGGAGAAAATCCCTGCAATAGCCCAGCCCTGATTTTCGAACAGACAACCTCGATGATCCACAGTGGCTCCTTCCTCAACTCGGCCACATAGACCGCAACCAGTTGCCTGATCCTCTGCTCGTACTCCTTCTCAGATTCGTTGCGGCCTTGCTGGTTTTGCGAAAAACAGACCAGCATCTGCAAGCAGGCCGCACCCACCTTCTTGTAAGGGCGAGAGTCACAGTTCGCGGAAGATAGCCTCCCCACCAATAGCTCACGCCTCTCCCGCAATAATACCTTCTGGTCCTCATTCGGCATATTGATCAGCCGGACAGACCGAGCCGCCACATCGTTCTGAGCCCCAGACCAGCACCAAGCCCTGATCTTGCTGGTTCGATCATCGTCCTGGGGAATCATGTCATAGGATGAGACTGTCGCCAGTTCATTTGTCATATCGCCTCTCCAGTCAAATCCTGCATCACATTAAACAACGCACCCCGACTGACCTGGGTCCGCTCCTCCGAAAGGAATGAGTGCTTATTGAGCCACGTCGCCGGCAGCTTGGTGTATCGCTTATCGACCGTCCGGCCATACTCCCTGGCTCGCTCGATCAGCACCTCGTGGGTCGCCAGTCCATCCCTGATCACCCGGCGATACGCCTTATGAGCATCCGCAGGATCACACCTCCGAGGATAAGCCTTGTACCACTCCACAAAGGCCGTATCCTCCCGCCAGCACGGCTCCCGCTTCGTTGCGGCCTGCCCGAAACCATAAGCCTCCTCAGCTATCGCCATCACCAATTTCGTAAGTCCGCTGTGCAGTCCTAGTGCGAGCACCTTTCCCTGTAGCTCTGCCGGCATCGGCATGGATAGCCCTCCCATCGGCGTGGTCGTGGTCAAACAAAACTCCTCATCCTACCACCGGAACACGACGAGCACACTGCGATTGCCGCATGGCAACGCAGCTACCCGTAATGTCCCGGGAAGTCAGTCCTTTACGCTGTGGAGATTGGGGGCTTTGACCGGCGACGGGGGCGGCTCGAAATCAGGCCACCTTTTTCTCGCCTCCGCTATCGCGTTTGAAATGGTCAACAGTTCTTCCTTATTCTGGAAGCACCATCGAACGCCTTCGACAAACCCGGCCGCTTCCGGCCTCAATTTCATTTTCGCCATGGCTCACTCCTCAGAACGGGATTTCCTCGGCACTGTCGGTGCCGTATTCATCCTCCGATCTGCCGCGAGCCTTGAACTCCCCATTCGGCTTGGAGTCCACCAACTGTAGAGCCGAGTTGAATGGACCAAGCACAACCTCGGTCGAATAGTGGTTCTCACCCCCCTTCGATGTCCACTTGCGGGTTCTGAACTTGCCCTCGATGTAAACCCGTGAGCCTTTCTTGCAGTATTTCTCGACCACCTCCGTCAGGCGTTCGCTGAAAACGACAACATTGGCCCAGTCGGTAATCTTCTTCTTTTCGCCCGAGACCTTGTCCTTTATGGTCTCGCCCATTGCGATTGAAAATATCGCTATCTTCTGACCGTCGGCACCTGTCTTAATCTCCGGGTCCGCACCAAGGCGGCCCAGCATAATCACCCGATTCACATCACCAGACATCGTCGCTGTCCTCTGTTGAAAATTGGGGGGGGATGGTCGCTTCATCGCACTGCCTCGCGAACAATGCTCCACGTTGCCACCCTTACGCTACCCCAGTCGCGGCCCCTCCGAGGCCCGGGCCTTTTTTACGGGAGCGACCCCGCTTCTTCGTCAGGCTAGACACCCTGACTAGCCACCGAGCAACAGTGGCGGGCTCTGAAGGAGGCGGCCTAAGCCGCCACCCCGTTAATACGAGCAAGAAGCTCTTCACTGTACTGCCGGCGATACCGGATCACCATTTTCTTGGCGGCCTCGGCCTGCCGAGGGGTGAGCCGGTCGAGCATCGCCAACTTGCAGCCAAAGTCGGTGTCGAACTTGCTGAAGCCCGCACCATTGAGCACCCTGGCCCGGTCGCTGTCCATGCCGGCCAAGAGCCTGAGAGCCTCTTGGATCGCGGCGACCTGATCCCGGGTCAGTTCACCCGGAGCCGCCGGCAGACGATCCTGCACCGCCTGGGGAAGCTCGTGGGCCTGGGCCTGCAACTGCTCCAATTTCTCAGGCCGAGCCTCCTGCACCACTTTCACAAGCTCGACCGCAGGCGTCAGAACGGCCTGGGCCTTCACCTCGTTATCGAGAGCCTGATCGATCACCCTCTGCTTCTCTATGATCAGCGTAGCCATCCGCTGATCGAGCGAACCGTCAAGCACGATGTGCTGGGCTAGGACGCTGTCTTTCTGTCCGATCCGGTGAGCCCGGTCCTCGGCCTGGGTCACATTCCCCGGAACCCAGTCAAGCTCAGCAAACACGACATGAGACGACGCAGTGAGGGTGATGCCCACGCCAGCCGCCTGAATGTTGCCCACAAAAACGGTGACGTTATCGTCGTTCTGGAACGCATCGACGGCGGCCTGCCTCTTGTCGAGCGGAGTATCACCAGTGATCGAAACGACCGTGCCACGGTCCTGGGCGTTGACAATCGCCTGCACAACATCGGTGTGGTGAGCAAACACCAGCACCTTACCATCGATCTCCGAGAGGTGACGCAACACATACGGGACCTTGGCGAGACCGACATCGTGACGGACCTTTGCAATCCGCTCAAACGCTACCTTCTGAGCCTCCTTCAGGCTCTGGATGGCGTCACGGTAGGCCTGCTCGTTACCCTCAGCCTTGGCCTTTTCGGCCGCCTGCGATGCCTCGGTGATCGCCGCCTCGGTCTCCGCATAGAGCCGCTTCTCAAGCTCGATCAACTCACGCAGCGAGCCATCTTCCGGCTCGATTGCGATGACTTGGCGGACCTTGGGCGGCAACTCAGTCAACACATCTCGCTTCAGCCTGCGGACCATCACAGTCTCACGCAACCTGACCTGAAGCTCATCGAGGTTCGACGCACCCTCGTCGTAGCCAGCACAATAGCGGCGACGGAAGGCGTTGTAGTTGGTCCACCGGGCCGGATCGAGATACTGCAAAAGCGTGTAAGCCTCAGACGGCCGGTTCACAATCGGCGTGCCGGTGAGCAACAGCCGGCGAGCAGCCGGGATGGGCTCGACGGTGACAAGCTCACCATCCTTATTCTTTTTCTTTCCACCAAAGATAAAAACGGTCCTCTGAGCGGTACGGGATTTCATGCGGTGGGCCTCGTCCACCACAATCAAATCCCACTTGTCGTTTTTGATGTGCGGATAGCGGCTGATGATGTCGTAGTTGACGATATACCAACCAGCCTGACGGAAATCATGCCGGTCGCCAGCCCGAATGATCGTCACCGGCAGCGACAGCGTCTGCCACTTGCCGATCTCGCGAGCCCAGTTGAGCTTGATGCTGGCAGGACACACGACCAAAATGCGTTGAGGCTTGGTGATGTTGCAAACGCCGATGGCCTGGATGGTCTTTCCCAAGCCCATTTCGTCGCCAAACAAGGTCGCCTCACGCCCGAGAGCGTAAGCGATGCCACCCCGCTGATACGGGAGCAGTTCGAGACCTTCTGGGAGGGGGATATCGATGGCGGCATCAACCGCCTTGGACGCCTGGAGCGACTGCTCCCGGGCCTCGACACTGAGGGTCTCATCCCAGAGCGAGACGGACCACTTGCCAGTGTTGTCGTTTTTCCTGCAACCGAAACCGAGGTCGCGGAGCCGCTCTTTGTTCGATCTCCAAACTTGCCAAAACTCCTCGGTGGGCTCCGCGTTGCGGACCCGCCGCTCACCCCGCACCGTCATCACGACCTGGGAGGGGCCAAAAATCAGGCCGTAGGGGCCTTTCACCGTGTCGGTTGCGTTCATCGTCGCTACTCCCTCGGAAACCCCTTTGCTGGGCTCCGGAGAAGAATTTACCCTAGGCGATAACCCCCTGTCACGCAAAATCGTGACCTGTCCCGAAATATTTTTCTCGTGGGTCCGCACCTCCCCACAGGAGGGGCAGGGCCAGTCCTCGTGGCCATCCACCTCTACAGCCCCGCAAGAGAGGCATAGGATGGCTTGCCCTCCCGAGGGTATGAATACCGGTCCCTCCCCCATCGGGCTCACCAGCGGGGCTCCTAGGGCCGCCTGAGGGCCTTCCTGAGCCGGCGGACTGACTTGGAAAATACCCCGCCGCCGGCACTCCTCTAGGAGAGCCAGCTCCGCTAGCTCTGCCGGGGTCGGTCCCTGGACCAGATGCGAGAGATCCTCCAGGGGTGGGTCGCTCAGCGGCAACTCCTCCTGCACACGGTATCCAGGCTTGGCCTGGAGCGGCTTGGACAGATCAGCCGGCCCCCGCAACGGAGCCTGCTTGGGCGGCTGGTTGCCGCTCCCGCCCCGCAGCTTAAGCTCAGCCTCGGTCGCCCGCTTGATCTGAGCCTCAATTCTCCGCAGGTATCGACCTCGTTTCCGGCCCAATTTTCAGCCCTCTCATAAATAACCCCCTTAAATATACACACAATTTATGAAAACTATATATAGGCCACCGGCCGCCACCTCATCCCCCACATCCAGGCCGATACAACCCAGAGCAATATCATCAAGTTCCTCAACTTTTAATCAATATTCAGATTTCAGGCAGATTCCCAGCCTTTCCGCCGAGGAGGCCCCTGGCTTGCTTGCTGGGCGGCCTGCCCTCGTTCCCTGGTGAGGGGAAGGGAAGCTGATCTTGGTTACTGAAAGGCAGAGAAGGTTGGGTTTCAGTTGCTAGAAAAGAAAAAGACCCCGCCGCCTCACCTCAAAACCAGCATCCCGCGTACTCGTTTCCCTTCCGGGTCATGCCCTCGGCCATGATCCCGCCGGACGTTGGCCCACCGTCCGTCGCCTGCCGCATGCACTGGGTTGCGGCTCCGCTGCCTCATCATCCGAATACAGCACCACGTTCGAGCACTGACCGGTGCGACGGTACTCAGAATCGCACTCTTGGCCGGCATGGCGGCTGTTGAGTGGCTGAGGGCTCTCCGACATCGCATCGTATTTCACTCGACGTGGCCTGGAGGGGATCCCAGAACCACTGGGCGGACCCTCCGAGCGGAAGTTGTCCCCACGGGATGTTACACCCGTGCCTCTTCGCCTTTATTCGAGCGACTGCGGCTTTTTCTGCCTGGGTCGGTCTCGTTGGCGGCGGGATGGAATCGAGGCACCAGAGCCCGCTTGGACCTGTATGGCCAGTCCCCTTGCCGCCTGTTAAAGCTCAAAAACAGGCAATTGCCTCCGTCTCGTGTAGATGGCGACGAGACCCGCACGTAGAAGCTCGCGGTCCTTATCGGCCTCGACCCCAGGCTCCCCACTCGCTTGCCGTCTCACCATGCTGAGGCGGCGTGGGACTGGGACCGTGACTAGGCACTCGACCGTGCCCTTAGAACCGGGCTCGATCTAGCTGACCATTTAATGGGGCGGTTAAGGAGGGGCTTGACGTTTGCTGAACTCTTCAGCATTTTAACGAGACCCACCTATAGCCTTCGCACCATTGGCGTGGTCGAGCTAGAGGGGAACAGGCCCCCAGTGGTTACAGCCACTTGGGGGCCATTTTTTTGGCTATTCGCTAAGCCAGATTGGGTTCCTTGAGTTCGTCGGCACGCTTTACATCCCTGGATTTCTATCGGTGGATGGCACTCACTTACCCACAGACGCTGACTCCAAATCTGACGAGAGTCAACGTTCATCCCATATACCCCATCGGTTGCGGCATTTCGAACCTGACACCCCAATTCTTGAGTGTAATCGGAGACACGTCCAACTTGATGGCGGCGGCTCCGACCGACCAGCCCTTAATTTCAACTAGGTGCCTCATCTTGCTAATGATTTTTTCTTTCAACTGCCTCTTGCGTTCATCTTCCCTTCGTTTTTCCTCAGCGATTCGTTCCGCGTTCCCGGCCGCCTGGACGATCTGCTCGATCCGATACAGGGGCAGGTTGTAGACCTGGGCCAGTTCCTCCAAGCTGTAGAGCCTGCTCCTGGCCGCCAGGACGATCTCGCGGTTGCGGCTTTCCGTTTTGGTCACGGTCCCCTCCCTTCGTTCTGCCGGGACCTGGGTTGCCGGTCTGCCAGTTGGATGAGCGGGATTTGGCGGACCTTGACCTCGACACCTGGGGAAGCAGCCACGATGATGGGACCGAGGCATATGCAGCACGACAGCGGAATGTCAGCCATGACGGAACTTCCCTATCTCCGATCCCCAGAGGGTCCACCCTTGGCGAGACGTTTCTCGTGAGAAAAGCTCTAGATACGGTCCCCGGCAGTAGGTCTCGACCCGGTCGTAGACCTGATCCGGCTTGCGGCTGTGCTCCCTGACCGGGGCGAGGATCACCTCGCGGACGGACTTGGAGAGGCGGCGGGCGTTACCCCGGCGGGCCAAAAGGCATAGCTCGACGTTGTGCCGGGTTGTGAGGCCTAGGCCGACGTGGAGGTTGTCCTCAGTGAGCGGGTAGTAGGCCAGCCGGTCCATCCGGGTGCTTCGCTTGAGCTTGACCCAGGCGAACGCCATCGAGGAGTACCGGAAGCCCCACGCTTTGATTACCTCAAAAGCACCGGGCAGGTTGGGGCCGGTCGCCCAGAGGAAGAGGTGCGAGTCCCTGGTTGCGAGATCGCCCACCGGCAATGCGGCAATGCTGTCGAGGTCCATGGTCACGTAATGCTTGTCTACGTCCCGGCGTTCATCCCAGTTGTCGCTGTCGAGGGGGGTGTAAGATTTAAACCGCCAGGGCGGATCGCAGACGATGGCGGCGTAGTGGTGCGGCTTGAAGCCGTCGAAGACGTAATCGGCGGATACAGAGTTCTCAGTAGTCTTGCGTCTCGTAAATCCACCTGACACGTCTGACCCACCATTCCCTGCGTTTTTCCCGGCTCATCTTCTGGAACTCCTGGGAGCCCACGACCCACTTGGGTTCCAGGCCCAGAGGAGGCAAATGCACCATCAATCTCGGCCTTATATTTTCTAGAGGGTTGGACATTGCCTCAAGCTGGGCAAACACGTCAACCAGCTGGACAGTGAAATTACCGGCCGGCAAGAGCTTGGATTTGTCGGCCATTTTTGAGGATTCTTGAATCGATCTGATCTGCCAGCCACAGAGCCATCAGCAGAGCCTCGGCTCGACCGTGATCCTTTTTTCGAGTGAGGAGGTGGGCTGCGGAAGGGACCAGTTCGATTGCACGCTGCCGGGACGCTTCTTTTTTTGGTCCCTTGAGCCGGTGATGTGCCTTCCAAGCTTGGGGTGTCACGTATTGGTGGGGGACACCGACGCAGGCGACGGTCGCCTCGATGGCTCCGACTGCCCGGAAGAACCGGCCCAGCGATGCCGCCCCCATGGACCGCTGCCGGCCGCCGGGACCGGGTCGAGGGGGCATGGCCGTCACTGATTCGATGACGGCTTGGTCGGGATGATGAGCGAGGAGCCACTTGGCGACGGCGGGGGCATTGATTCTCCGCTGGGTGTTTTCACCGGCTGTGGGTAAGTCGAGGAAATCCACAACCCGGTGTATGTCGGGCTGAGGCGTGCCGTGCCGGCCGAACAGGTCCGCTTGATCTCGCTCGTAGATGACCCCGGCTCCGCTCAGTCCGGGGTCAAATGCCGCAATCCTCATGTATTTTCTCGGTCAGGCGGCGGTATCCTGAAACTGGGTAACATTATCAGAATACTCCTCGACATGGCGAGGCTTATTCTTGCTCCCAGGCGGGCGGCCTCGCTTCCGCTTGACGGTCGTATCGACCATTCCAGTAGTATTTTCCTGGCCTGGAGCATCTCCGAGCATGGGGGCAAGAATAGACTCGTAGTCAGAGAGAGCGATGTAGGCCTTGAAGTCCTCCCAATAGATGCGGCCCTTGATTGGATCCTTGTGGGCCACGATCTTCATCCGCATGACATCCTTGAATGCCTTGGGATTTCCGTTGTGATCTTGTTGGAACTGCTTGAGGGCGTCGTTGACATCGTCGCGTGCCGACTTGGCGTCCCCCATGCATTCCAAGTAGTGCTTCTCATATTTCTGGAAGTCTTCTGTGGATAACTCCCTCGAATTGGCTGTGAGGGATTCAGCATTTCCGCGTGCCATTACCTGAGCCTCCTCGTGCTTTAGCGAAAAATTCGATTCAGGGTAGAATATCCGCAAATAGACACTACTACAGATGTACCTTTTATGTAAACTGTCAACACTGTTGAGGTATTCCAATAATGGAGGATAGCTATGGGTCTGCCACTGATCGCAGTTTTGGCAGCGGAGGACTTGGACCGGGTCAGGCCGGAAATCATGATGTCGGCCCGAGAGAGGGCGATCTTGGTGACCCTGTTGCGGGAGATAGGAGCCGTGACAGTTGTCGAGATTGGGATAAACGAAGGTCGATGTGCCGAGATCCTGCTCAAGAACGTCCCCAGCATCTGCCGTTATATCGGGGTGGATGTTGAGGTTGGATACGTCACCAGCTTACCGACCCAGCGGGCTGAGGTTCCGGGAGTGCCGGGACAATTCGCCTTGGGAGACCCCAGGCTGGAATTGATCATTCGGCTGAGGGGGTCGCTCGATCTCGTGCCGGCCGATCTGCCGGTCTGCGATGCCATGCTGATCGACGGCGACCATGGTCGGATCGCTGTGGAGTGGGATTCGCTCCTGGCCCGGGCTCGTGTGCGTCCTGGCGGACTGATCCTGTGGCACGACTATTATTTCGCCAATCCCGATGTGGATGTGCGGGAGGTATTGGACAGGCTTGCCGAGACCGGCATGCCGATCCGGCACATCGAGGGGACCAGCCTCGCGATATTGAGGCGTTAATCGGACTTGCAATTTCGTGACATGCGTGCTTTGGTGAAAAAAGGGAGAAAAATTCCATGACATCACCTTGGGCCGACGGCGACGACGCCGAGGATCAGCATTACCGGCACATCATGGATGTTGCCTTGAGGTTGGCCGACATCGTCGCGGCCGAGAAGAATCTCACCACGTTTTCTGACGTGTCATACGCGATTGCCGGGTTCATATCTCTTGTTTTGAATGGAATGTTTGATCCTGAGAAGGCTGATAGGCATCTTCAGCAGATTATCCAATTGACGCAATCCGCCCCTGGGTTTGCGGATAAGAAGGAGCCTGAATTTAGTGCCGATGTCGAGTTCATTCAGTGGACCGAGGAGGCGGCAAAGGGAGCCTTGATAAGCTTGCTGCCTCGTGACGGTGGCTACGATTACCGCAAGATAATGGCGATCATCGGCTCCATGATAGCTATCGCGATGAAGGGCATCCCACCGAAATATCGGGATGGCATTTTGGCCTGGACGATGGAGGTCGCTAAAGCACAGATGACTGACAAGTTAGACGTTGCCAAGTTTATGCATACCATGGAGTCGATACGAGTTATGATGTCGACGAAGTAAGCGTGCCACATACCGTTAGAAACCCAGTTCAGCCAAGCGTGCCATTGAGGCCCAGAAAACCAGGGTTACTAAGCGTGCCAACTTGAAAGTCGCAAAGAGGAAAACCGATAGGTAGAAGCGTGCCGCAAATGGTGAGATAACCAACGCTAGAAACCCAAGTGAGGAAAGCGACGAAATGAACGAACTTGCCAAGCCTTCTGAAATCGGACGATTGCAGCATTACAACGCTGCGACCGAGCTTGAGAGATCAGCCACCCAGTTGGCCGGCTTCTCCGAGCTTGTCACCAAGACCGTCCTCTCCGAGCATGATATGGAGCGGGTAATGTTTCTGATCGAGCAGCAGAAGCTCCTCATGGAGCGACACGCCCGCATGATCTTCAACGCCTCCCTGGCGTCGGTGCAGGCATCATTGCCGTCTATCAATCAGACTGGCCTGATGGAACTCCGCGATAAGAACGGGAAGCTCTATCAGACCACCAAATTCGCGACCATAGCGGACATAATGGACGCTGTCCGCCCTGTCCTGGGCGAGCATGGGTTCTCTCTTATGTTCAAGCCGGACAATATGGAGGATGGCCGTGTCAAAGTAGTCGGCTATCTTCGACATGCCGGCGGCCACGAGGAAACGGCCTCGTGGATTCTTCCCCAGGATTCGACCGGGTCCAAGAACACCGTCCAAGCCATGGGGTCGAGCCAGACCTATGGCCGGCGATACCTGACGCTGTCGTTGCTTAATATCTCGTCCCGGTTCAAGGGGGACATGGACGACGATGGAGCGGCAAGCAGCCAGACCGTCGATGAAGAGGTACAGACCATCTCCGAGGCCCAGGTGAAGGAACTGCACGACAGGATGGCTGACGCAGGGGTTAAGCTCAACCAGTTCCTCAAGGCATTTGGTATCGATCTGATGCCTGATCTGCCGGTGGCACGGTTCAAGGAGGCTTGCGACCGCTTGAGTGAAGCCAAGAACCAGAGGGAGGCCAAGAATGCCGCAAAGCAGAACGCCACTCAAAACTAAGTTCGAGGCTCCCAAGCCCGCTCCTCGCCCTGAGCTTGAGACGTTTGATTTTCTCGAACAGGGTAGCGAAGATTGGCTCAAGATTCGAGCCGGGTTGGCTACCGCGTCCGAGTTTCAAAACCTGATGCGAGCCAACGGTAAGGACAGCAAGACCCGGAGGACATATCAGAACAGGCTGGCTGCCGAGATCATCACCGGGGAACCGACACCCACCTACACCAACGCCGACATGGAGCGGGGCAAGGAGTGGGAGCCCGAGGCCAGGAACCTCTATAGTATGTTGACCGGCCGCGATCTCAAGCAAATTGGGTTCATGCGGCGTGGCCGGGTCGGGTGCAGCCCAGACTCCCTGATCGAAGGTGAGAAGGTCGCCCTGGAGGTGAAGACCCAGAAGGCCGAGCTTTTAATCGACCGGCACCGGGAGATAGGCGACGGCGTCCCTCCCGAGTACTACGCCCAGTGCCAGGGCATCATCTGGATCGCGGACCTCGATGCGGTCGATCTCATGGTCTATTCTAGGAAGCTTCCGGTGTGGATCAGGACCGTTCACCGGGATCAGCCCTACATCGACAAGCTGGCCAGTGAGGTGGATGAATTCCTGGTTGAGCTTGATCAGTTGGTCAAGTTCCTCAGAGGACTAAGATGAGCCTTCAATTCCGATACACAGAAAACGGGATGTTAAACCCGCTATTTAACACCCTGGAGTACTGCCGACAGAACTTCGTCGTCGGTAACGTCTATAACATGCAAGTGGTATCTCCAGAGGAGGAAACATCGAAGGGGGAACGTGGCCATTTCTTTGGCTGTGTCAAGGAGGCTTGGGAGAACCTTCACGAGGCCGACAAGCAATTCAAGAGCAAGGACCATTTCCGGCACTGGGTCGTGATCCAGGCCGGCTACTACACGTGCCAGGATTTCACGGAACTGTCGGCCAGTGATGCCGAAAGGAAGGCCGCCACTCTCGGCACCTGGGTCCATAAGATGGACCCGTATGCCATCGTCACTATACGAGGCAGTGTAGTTCGTGTTTACCGGGCTCGCAGTCTCAAGACGCGGGGGCCGGATGCCTTGACCAAGGCCGAGTTCCACGACATGCACGAGAAGGCGTTGGTCATCATGTCGGACCTGATAGGGACCGACGTGGCTGCACTGCTGATGCAGGCTCTCGGCAGGACCAGCCCTGGGCCTGCGGCCGAGGCCGAGCCGGCGACCGAGGCCGAGCCTATGCCAGAATGGGAAGAGTCGGACCCGCTCTTGCGAGCTTACAATGGGAGGTGAACATGCCGAATGCACCAGATTATGTGATCGTGCTAAACAACAAGGAGTGTGATGAAGCTGATACTGCATGCGACAATCAAGACAGGATATGCAAGCAAAGAGGGTTGACCTTAATAGACCTTGGTTTCTCCAATGATAAAGATGGACCGAGAAATCAAAAACATGCGTTAAGGGTTGTGTGCAAGTGGGCCGGTCTGGTGTTTCCAATGGACGATGCAATACCTCAGAGGCATCCCGACTTGGGTCTCAATATCAAGGTGAGGATTTCTAAGTGTGATAATCCTAGCCCACCATCAAAATTTGGTAACCTCATTATAAGACCCGGTGATGTCGGTTCTTTCAAATATGTTCTTGTCACCGGTCATAGACCAAATTACCGCATCAAAGGATGGTTATTTGGAAGGGAAGCTCCAGACTATGGAACGTTGGAAGGTGAGAATACCGATCATCCATTCTATCTCACGTCACACGAGGTGCTTCATAAGAATTTCGATGAGGAATTTTTCTCCCATTGCGAAAAGCTTCCTGACCAAGAGCCTGAGTTCCAGTTCAAGTCTTCCTACCGGGGGAAGATTCCCAACTTGCAGGAATTGGTGGCGGCTCACGGCGGATACGACAAGATCACCCCGGCCGCCTGGGCCGAGCACGACCGGCAGGGTCGGGAATACCAAGAGTGGATTCGCAGACAGAACTACTTTGGCGTAGCTAAGTAGGATGGCAAAGCGGGTCGGTTCATATGCCCCGGTGGGGTCCATGCTGCGGAAGCCAGCGAGGAAGGCTGGACAGAAGCGTGGCAGGGATCCCAGGCACCTTGAATTGATTCGCCAAGCCTACTGCCTCGCCTGCCCTTCATGGGATACCTGCGATGCGGCTCATGTAAGGTATCACGACATGGCCGCTGGCAAAGAGCAGACAGGGATAGGCCGAAAGCCTGACGACCGGTGGGTCGTCCCACTATGCCACCGCTGCCACATGACCCAGCATAGCCGGGGAGAGAGGATATGGTGGCAGGAGAAGGGAATCGATCCTGTACGGGTAGCTCGCTTACTTTACGCAGCGTCTCCTAATTTCGATAAAATGCTCAGTATTTGCCTTCAGGTCAGGGCGGGTATTGCAATTATGTGACAGACATGCAATGAATTGGGTGCGTGCCAAAAAGGGTAAGAAATCCAGGTATTCTTAAGCGTGCCACACGTCCGAAGAAACCCATCGTGATAAAGCGTGCCAATCCAAGTGAGAAACCCAACGCTGAAGAGCGTGCCATCTACCGCTAGAAAACCAGTCTGCGAAAGCGTGCCGGACCACGTTAGAAATCCAAGGGTCAGAAGCGTGCCAGACGCCTCAAGAAACCCAGACGCTAATAGCGTGCCAGAAGGTCAAAGAAATCCAATGGATGCCAGCGTGTCAGACCAATTCAGAAAACCGTGGAAGATGAGCGTGTCAGGTCGGTTCAGAAAACCAAGCGTGAAAAGCGTGCCAATGGATGTCAGAAATCCGATATGTAAGAGCGTGCCAGAGAGGTTTAGAAACCCATAACAAATAAGCGTGCCAGTGTTAGGTAGAAATCCCATGTTGGGAAGCGTGCCAATCCGTCTTAGTAATCCAAAGAGTCAAGTGTGCCATCAGTCTATAGAAACCCACACGAGAGGAGCGTGCCAGAGTACAGCAGAAACCCATGAACAATGAGTGTGCCACCAAAGGCAATAAATCCAACCTCGTATAGCGTGCCAAACGTGCCCAGAACACCAGGGCTCTATAGCGTGTCATCCAACTCTAGAAACCCAGCGGAATGAAGCGTGCCATCGATATCGAGAAAACCAATCCGCCTGAGCGTGCCATCGATCTCGATAAACCCAGTGGCGAGGAGCGTGCCAACAGTGGCAAGAAACCCAAGTTGGTATAGCGTGCCAAAAGTGTACAGAAACCCAGGCCAGACAAGCGTGCCAAACGGTCGACAGAAACCCATGAATAAGGAGCGTGCCACCAGCCAACAGAAACCCAAAGCACAAGAGCGTGCCAGAAGGATTTAGGAATCCAAATCGCTGTAAGCGTGCCACCTGACTAGAGAAACCCAACGATATGGAGCGTGCCATAGAGAAAGTTAGAAACCCACAAAACCCAAGCGTCTAACCCTTAATCGCAATCTTCTCCCCCAAACACCCACGCGGAGATTTTGCAATGCCTGTAAATTCTGATCTCAAGGCTATCGTTCGCGGAGCTTACGATCTACAAAAGCTCCGAATGCAATCCGGCTTGCGGCTGGTTGCCAACTTCCGAGCCAAGCTGAAAATCGAGGTGCCCCAGGACGAAGACGATGAGGACGAGGAGTCCGGTCCCGGCGAAGAAGGCAAAGGGGAAGGCGATCTCGGAAAAAAGGCGAAAGAAATTATCGATGATCTCCGAGCCCGCTACCGCCGCTTCACCGATGGCGTGGCGAAGAACCGGACCCTCCCCGCGAAGGAGAAGTTCATCGGTGACGAGGTCATCAGCAACTTCACCGAGCTTTCTCTGGTCTCCCAGTACGAGGGACTGGTTCGTGAGGAGGATCGCGAGTTCCTGATCCTCGGCAAGCTTCTGGGCGACGAGCCGATCTACCAGCAATTCCTGCGTCACCAGCCGGGGATTGGCCCAGCCATGGCCGGCGTCATCATCACTGGGTTCGACATTGCCCGGGCCGAGTACCCGTCGTCGCTGTGGGCCTACTGCGGCATTGACGTGGCCGAGGATGGCATGGGCCGGTCCCGTCGCGAGGAGCACCTCGTGGAGAGGCCGTACAAGGACAAGCAAGGCCGGATGCGGACCCGGATGAGCATAACCTACAATCCATGGATGAAAACCAAGATGGTGGGAGTCCTGGCGGGTTGCATGATCCGGGTGAGGGGCGAGAGCCTGTGGAAAGGGGTTTATTATGACTACAAGCACCGCCTGGAGACCGATCCCAACCGCATCAAGATGGCGAACGTCGAGTGGAAGAAACGCTATGCTGCCGGCGAGGATCTCCAGAACGTCTTCACGCCTGGACGGATCAACGCAATGGCGAAGCGGTATATGATAAAAATGCTCCTTATCGACCTCCATGCGGTCTGGAGGGAGCTTGAGGGCTACCCGCCGACGACGCCGTATTACGAAGGGAAGTTGGGCATGCCTCGACATCACCAGCGTCCTCTGGGTCGCCCTGGAGGGATTGAAAGGCCGATCCCACCGTCGTAGGCTTGAACCGTTGCATGCCATAGTAGACAAGTAACCCATGGAAGGACAGCGTCCCCGGAGGTTTCGGCCCTCCGGGGAACCTAAGCGTGCCACCAGCGGCAAGAAACCCATGGCGTCTTAGCGTGCCAATCACGTACAGAAACCCAGGCGTGCCAAGCGTGCCACTCTCTACTAGAAACCCAATTGTGGAAAGCGTGCCAGAGCCGCCAAGAAAACCCTCATTTGCTAGCGTGCCATACCGGGACAGAAACCCATCGCAATAGAGCGTGCCACTTACGTATAGAAACCCAGCACCATCAAGCGTGCCATCAAAACTGAGAAACCCAATCGGACTCAGCGTGTCGAGAAGGAAGAGAAAACCAGGGCATACAAGCGTGTCAAAGAAACATAGAAACCCAGGCGTGCCAAGCGTGCCAATGCTGCTAAGAAATCCAGAGCAAGTTAGCGTGTTAACCGCACATAGAAACCCAGGTGAGATAAGCGTGCCAAAGAATGTCAGAAAACCAAAATCAACTAGCGTGCCAAACGAACTCAGAAACCCGAAGCCAATAAGCGTGCCAATCATGAACAGGAACCCATGGATTCGAAGCGTGCCACGACTCACTAGAAACCCAACCGACACAAGCGTGCCAATGCAGGCCAGAAACCCAACATCTGCAAGCGTGCCAACAGTGGCAAGAAAACCCAAATCGCTTAGCGTGCCATGACAATATAGAAACCCAGGATTGGAAAGCGTGCCACTGCCAGACAGAAACCCATGGTAGACAAGCGTGCCATACGTGTATCGAAACCCACGTACCGAAAGCGTGTCAACAAATTGCAGAAATCCAAGTCGTCGTAGCGTGCCAGGGTCTGCGAGAAAACCAAGGTTGAGGAGCGTGCCAATCCCAACTAGAAACCCAACATCACCAAGCGTGCCGGTGGCCTGTAGAAACCCTCTTGACACGAAGCGTACCATCGTTGAGGAGAAACCCAGACCCGGATAGCGTGCCATACCGGAAGAGAAACCCATCGCAATAGAGCGTGCCACTCCTCGCTAGCAACCCATCCTCAACAAGCGTGCCACATTCGCCTATTAAACTCGAAACGGTACAGCGTGCCAAAGCTAGCTAGAAACCCACCTTAACAAAGAGCGTGCCAGGATAAGCGAGAAACCCAGAAACCCAAAGCGATTATAAGCGGTGGCGGCCTCCCCTTCGGAGCCGCCGCTCCCTCTCTTCAAACAACCGGTTGATGTCGATTACGACCGTTCCATGCTCGTCAGCCAGGGACATTGCCGCCCCTTCCTCTCTCGGAACCTTCTTAATGTACGGTCTGCTCGCACAAGCGTACCTCACCATGTCTCCGAGGTGATCCTCGCTTTCGCTGTCAACATCTTCAGGCCGGTTCTCGTCATGCTGAAGCTCCGGGAGCGTCCTGATGGTGTGAACACACGTATCGAAGAAAAATAGCATCGGCCGCCCATCCTCCCCATCCAGGCGGTGCCTTACCAAGTCCCAGCCGGCAATCGCCCCATCCCTGGCTACGCGGGTGTTGTCAGCTTCTCGCCAATAGACCCGCTTGTTCGAGAACCGCTCCGCAATCGATGGACCGCTCTCGTGCCGGAAGCAGGCAGGGTCGAGAACCCCATCCCTCACCCCATGCTTCCCGTCGAGCCCTCGCGGCTCCTCCATCTCCCTGGACAGCACACCGTCGGCAACCTGCTCGACCGTCAGCTTGACGCCAACATTGAACTGGCCGGGTTGCATCCCGTAGTACTCGCGATAGCCGATCATAGCTCCCCGGGGGAGATGTATGACCCGCTCGTCGGCTATCCGCCTGATGGGATAGTCGTCCGAGACCACCGCAAACCATCCCACCGCGAACGGCCTGAACGAGCCCCAGTCGCCGGCCCGAAACCTCGCCCAGGAGGCAGGGATTCCGAACGGTCTTATGACGTGTAAGTCGGTCGAGAAGTTATCAAAGAATGCACCCTCGACAATCGACCAGTCTCCCGTGAGCCATGCCCGCACGAGCTTAGGAGACGCCTGCATCTGAAGGTTCGCGACGTAGTCCGGCCCCAGGAAGGGGTTCTGTTGAACGTTACCCGGAATATAAACCCTGTCTCTTACGATGGAGTCGCCTGTCCAGGGATTTTTGTATTCCGTCTTGATGCGTTCCATCCCGAGTGGGGCCGGCGTAATGTAACGTGATCTGATCCACGAGGTTCCCGGGCCGCCAGGGTTCCCGGTCGCTCGAAACCCGACATTCACCCCAGGCTTGGACCGCAGAGTTGCCATGAGCTTGAGGATGGGGGTCGCACTGGGGAAATTGCCAAGCTCTTCGACATACACCCTGGTGTAGCTGTGTCCCTGGAACTCCTCGGCATCCTTGTCGTCCGAGAGATATCGAAACCTGATCTTGGCCCCAGTCGGAAAGAAGAACGTCCCGTAATCGACCCCGGTCGCAATCCACTTAGCCCCCAGTGGAATAAATAGTTTCTTCGCCTCCGCTATCGTATCAACCAATTGTTTATAGGTCCGGCGGACCATCAAGCCGATTGCCTGTTCCTTGTATTTTCCCTGGTGATTCACCCAATCAAGCAGCATCCCGAATGTTTTGCCTGGACCTCGAGCCCCACCGGCAAACACCTCAAAGCTTGGACACTGCATGATGAGTGTCTGCATCCCCGGCAGGGGTCGAGCAATGACGGACACTCAGTCTTCCTTGGCGTGCTTCCAGAGCTTGCACCAGCCCTTGGTGGCAATGTGGCCGATGACCTTGGAGCAACTGTTCTGGCCATTGTAGAACTTGCAATAGCCGTGTTCCCAGTCCATGTCCGGCCCACAGTGCCTGGACGGCATGCCGG